GCTACGAACGAAGTACATGCAGGTTCGAGTCCTGCCGAGGGTACCGTCCGCGATTGCGCTCGCGGAAGTCCAGGCATTCTGACGTCGCCTAGCTAGCGACGGAACAGGATGGCCTTCGACCAGCTAGGGTGAGCTGCGAATCAGGCGACGCGCTGTCGTCTGGTACCCACCGGCCACCGACCGAGGGTCGGACGCGCCTCTCATAAGGGCGTCGGAGACGTTTCGAGTACGTCCGGTGGCACCACGCGGCGGCCTCTGGGAAGGGCGCGGCCCTTACAAGGCTGCGCAGGCGGGTTCGATTCCCGCACGCCGTACCATCTGATATTGTCGCGCGGCGGGCAGGGTCGTCCTAGTTTCCCAGAGCAGTCTCATAAGCTGTTTTAGCCTGGTGCAACACAGGGCCCGCAACCAACTTCATGCGAAAACGTCTGCAACACTTGCACGAACGTCTGCGGCCTTATGCCGATCCTGAGTGGCATTCCAAGCGGTTCATGTGGTGGTGCTTGTTGGGCGACCTGGCCCACGGACGGAAACTGTCCCGAGCAGACTTCGTATTCTGGTTACGAACGCTCGCGAGCTAGTGCTCTGGGGTTGTGGTCCAATAGGCAGAGGCGGCCGACTTAAAATCAGCATGTTGCGGGTTCGAGTCCCGCCTTCCCCACAAAGATGATGGCGGCGCAGCGAAGCGCGGGAATAGGCCGCTAGCGAGCTGAATACCGACCGAGGCTGCGGAGCAGACGTGCTTGTCGCGAGGGCAGTGGCCGTTCGACTCGGCGCCGCGACCTATGCTGGCGCAAGCCCAGCCCATCAGTTGTTTTGCTGTGCTAGCCCAACGGCAGGAGGCGCCTCGCTCAAAACGAGGACAGTCTGGGTTCGAGTCCCAGGCACAGCACCGCGGACGTGTTGCTCAATTGGCAGAAGCAATGGACTAAGGATCCATCCGGTGCGAGTTCGACTCTCGCCACGTCCACCATGCCAGGGTCGCTCAACGGAAGAAGCAGCTGGTTCAGAACCAGTTCAGTGCGAGTTCGAGTCTCGCTCCTGGTACCAATCAACATTGACGAAGCAGCCCTATCCGGTTACTAGGAAACAACCCGATGACAATCGCCGTCAGAACCCTCGTGCTCGATGCCAGCTATCAGCCGCACAGGCTTGTGAGCTGGCAGCGCGCCGCTCAGCTTCTGCACGACGGTCGCGCCGAGGTTGTTGAGCTGTACGATGGAACCATCAGGGCGATCTCGCGCGATGTCGCCAGGACGCTCGACATCAGCAAGCAGATGCTCGCATGGTTCGAGCTTGGCGTGGATGATGCGGACCCGGATGTCTACGTCGTGCGCATGCCAGCAGTCGTGCGCCTCCTGTCGAAGGTCGGCCGCAAGAAGGCGGTCAAGTTCAGTCGCATCAACGTGCTCACGCGCGATCGGTGGACCTGCCAATACTGCGGCGACAAGAAGAAGATGGCCGAGCTGAACTACGACCACGTCATTCCGCGCTCACAGGGCGGCAAGACGGTCTGGGAAAACATCGTTGCGGCCTGTTACGCCTGCAATAGCCTCAAGCGCAACCGCACGCCTGCGGAGGCCGGGATGCACTTGCTCGTCCAACCGGTGCGACCAAAGTCGTTGCCGATCGCGGCCCTGCGCATGGATGGGCTCAAGGACATTCCAGAGTGTTGGCGCAGCTTTCTCTATTGGCATGTGGAAATTTACCCGTGATCCAAGCAGGACAACGGATCGGAGACTGGACCGTTTTGGAGTCGGCGCCTGCCGATCGTCACGGCAATCGACGATGGTTATGTCGCTGCTTGTGTGGCGTTGAAAAACTGGTGTTTCAGAACGGGCTTCTGACTGGAAATACCACGCAGTGCTCCAAGTGTGGCAGCCGAGCCTCGGCTGCCCGGCGTGGCAAACGGCTCATTACGCACGGTTTATCTGGTGTGCCCGAGTACAAGGTCTGGTCTGAGATGACCAGGCGTTGTTTGAATCCTAACGATCCCGTGTACGCCGATTACGGTGGCCGTGGCATTGACGTTTTTCCGGGCTGGGTTGGCAGTGGAGGATTCGCAGAATTCATTGCTCATCTTGGCCGACGCCCGTCGCGAGTCCACTCTGTGGACCGCATCGACAACTCTGTTGGGTATTGGCCTGGAAACGTGCGTTGGGCTACGCAGCAGCAACAGATGCGGAACACCAGAGGCAACCGAGTGATCTCGGCGCTCGGGCAAACGCTTTGTCTGATGGAATGGGCGGAGCGCACAGGGATCAAGAGGGAAACGATCGCGATGCGATTGCGCCTTGGGTGGGAGCCTGATCGCGCGGTAAGTCAGGCCGTACGATGAAGTCGTGGCTGTACTGGCACGTCGAGCTGGAGCCGTGAGCGACGATAGATGCGTGGTGTGCGGGCGTACACGCAAGGAGCATCATGCGTTTGTGCCGACCAAAGTTCCAAGCGGTTGCAAGTGCGACCCTATGGACTGGCGCACGCCTGAAGATGTTCCCGCCATCTGCATGCTGTTCAACGGGGACGATTCATCCAGCGAATGCTTGTCGTGTGAGCACCTGGCGGAGTGCCACCAATGAGTAAGCCGCCAGCGACACGTCCAGATCGAATCCCGCTTCCCGGTCTTCCAACGGACGAGGAACGCAAGGCGTCCGCACGACATTACTTCTGGTACCAGGCGATTGAGTTCGGTCCCAGTTTACTCGCTCTTGTCCTTTTGAGCGTCGCTACGGTGTGGGCGGTACACCGGGCTTGGGCAGAGCTTCAGGAAAAACAGAAGGCTGAAGCACAGCCGATGGAGTTGCTGGCTTTGAGAGTTCAGATACTCGGGCTTGAAGTGAAAGCGCTCAAAGCTGAAACGAAGCTTCTTCTTCAAGACGCGGCGCGGCTTCAGCAGGCTGCTGCTGGAGTACCCGTAGAGGATCCAAATGAACCAAAGCGCTAATACAGGCGACCACATGAAAGGGGCGCTTCTCGGAGGCGTCTCTTTCGTTTCGCATGCCACGTTCCAGCTGCTTCCGACTGTCTACGTTCCCGGCCAAGTCTGGATCGGAGGCGAGCCTGTTTCTGGAGTCTGTACGTGCGGCAAAACTCTGATGGTGATCATGGACCGGTACAACGGGCCGCGAAGGTTTCGCTGTCCAGATCCTGTGTCAACCGGCTGCGCTTTTTGAGGTTCCTATGAAAGCTCGTGATCACGGATACGGGTTCTGCCCGGTCTGCGGGAAAGACAGCCCGCTGAAAACTGCGATGGAACGTCGGCCCAACGGAAACACCACGTGCGGAGGCTGCGGCCAGGCCACGCCGTCCGCCAAATGGTTGCGGGTTGTGCTGCCTGCCGGTTTAGGAAGTCATGCCGACAAAGACATTGACCCGTCGAGGTCGAACCGATGCTTCGTTTCCTTGACGCTTTTTTCTGTCTGATCGGCGCGCATGCTTGGATTTATAACCAGGCGGAGCTGGACAGCTTGCGCCGACCCCTGATCCGATCTTGCGCGTGCTGTTCGAGGCAGCAGATCCGCGAGTACAACGGGTACGACCGCGGTGGCTTCGGGCCGTGGGTCAACCTGTGAGCGGGACGCTCTGCCTCCTCGCCTAGTGATGCGTCGGCAGTCGCGTGCCGGTGACGCACTGCGCCGCGTGACGTCGGCCGTAAGATGAGTCACTTCGGCGGCTCCGAGTCGCCAGGCAGGTCGGGTTTCTTCACGCCGAAGTGGTCGAGCGCGGCGCCCAGGGCCCAGACCGTGAACAGCGACAGCATGCCGCACACGACGCCTTGCTGAATCTGTCCCTGATAGGTCCCGATGAACCAGAGCCTTGGCGTCGAAGGGATCGCGCCCCAGAGGCCGCCGACCACAAGAGGATGAAAGGGCATCGAGCGCCGCAGCTCCAGCCAGAGCCGCGAGCGCTTGGCCATCTCGGGCGTCAGATATCGCGTCCGCATGACGTGGCCGACGAAGCTCAGGACAGCGATCTGGACCCAGGCTGGCATCCAAGGGATGAGCACATGGCCGACGAAGAAATCGATCAGGTCGCGCATGGGGCAAAAATAGACTTTGCCGGATGCTCCTGTCACGATTCCGGCTGTCCAGAAGCTTGCGTCGCCAGAAGCGAACAGAATGGAGCCGACATGTTGATCACCGTCACGAACCTCACCGCTGGCTTGTTGAGCATTGGTTTTCCGATCGGCAGGGCGCTGGCCGCATCCGGCGACCCCGGCGATTCTGTGACGCTCGGCGTGTCGCCGGAGGATCTGCTGGAGGGCACGGACCGCGGAAACCCGGCCTTCAAGACGCTGAATCTGCTTCAACAGCAGGGCAAAATCCTGTTCACGGCCGTTGACGATCCAAACGATAGGAGCGTCACCAGGGAGGCGGCTTCCGTGGGCGAAGCCGTGCATCTCAAGATCCCGGTTGGGTTCGCGCTGGCCGACGCGGCCACCTTGTACGAGGTTCCGGTCGGCAAGCGACTGCAAATTGAAATGATGCTTTGGGAGACCACGGCGGACTGGACGGGCGGCGCAGCGAGCGCCGTTGGCGTGTCGAGCGATCAAGCCCCGTACTCCACCCAGGGCGATCTCTTGGGCGGCGCGGTCGGCGAGGTGGCTGCCGACATGCAGGCAGCGGATGGCGTGCACCAGGGCACGCTGGGTACGTCGTTCTCGGCGGCGCCCGCCTCAGCGTTCCTGGACGGCGGCTCGATCCTGCGCTGGGATCGCATCACCAGCGCGTACCTGACTGGCGCCGGATTCGTGCACGCGATCGGTCGCTGGGTAAGCTGACCTGATCAGCGGTGACGCTTGACGATTCGCGCGTGGTCATTGACCATGTCGATTCATGCCAAAGCCACTCAAAGACCAGAAGGTTCTGTGCTTCGTCCCTGCAACGAACTCGCATCTGAAGGATGCGACGGGGGCATTTCACCCCGAGTCGGCGGCGTTTCTGAAGCAGGCCAAGGGCGGCCTGATCTGCAAGTTCGACAACGAGAAAGAGCTTCCGGGCCGTCGAGCTGAGATTCTCGCGCAGCTGAAGCAGCACACCGGCGAGGGCTTTACGACGGTTGCGTTCTTCTGTCACGGGTGGATGGATGGCATGCAGGGCGGCTTTCTGCGAAAGCATGTCGGAGAGCTGGCGGCGGCGATCCACGCCTGCGTCAGCTCGAAGCCGAGTCCGGTCATCCTGGATGTCGTGGTGCCGCTCTACTGCTGCTCCACCGGCAAGGACCCGCAGGACGATCCGCTCTCGGCGATCGGCACCGGCGACGATAGCTTCGCCGACAAGTTGCGCGACGCTCTGTGCTCGGTTGGGCAGATCAACTGCCGCGTGATGGGGCACACCGTCGCGGCCCACACCACGATGAACCCGATGGTTCTGTTCATGGACGGCATGGGCGTGCCGAATGGTGGCGTCGGCGGCTACCCGCCCGTCAGCCCCAAGTCCGCGGACTGGAAGGCGTGGAAGGCGACCCTTGCCAATCAGAAGTCCACGCTTCGGTTTCGCATGCCGTTCATGACACCGGCCGAGATCCACGCCGAACTCGCTGAGCCTCTCGGCGTTGCATGACCTCCGAGCTGAAGGGGATCTTCATGCCGGTGAGCGCGCCGGTCGGCGGGCCGGTTGATGCGACCCTGCGTACGGATCCATGGGCGCGCACGATCGCGCCCGCGAGCGCAGAACAGTTCGCCCGCAATCGAGTCGAGCTGGTTGCCTCCGGCATGAAGGACTCGGCTATCCGAACGAACATCCCAGGCTCCGGCGAGTTGGCCAGGCAGGCGGCCGTGCTCCGAGGATGGCTGCTGAATGGCCCCCAGGCACTGTCGGCCGCCGACATCGGGGTCGTTCGCGCCGCGCTCGTGATGCAGATTACCGAGCTGATCGATCCGCTGGAGACGCCGACCATGCGCGCCGAGCGCGCCAGTTACTTGCGTCAGCTCGACGGCGAGCTGTTGCTGCTACAGACCCAGCGCGGGTAAGCTGTGGCATGGAACGCCAAACGGTTACCTGCTTGCATTGTCCCGCCAGCGGCATTGTCGAGGCGCCCGTCTCGACGCGCGGCTTGTTGCCGTCGGAGTGGATGTGGTGGACACGTCGAGCAGAAGGGCTTGATGCCGCGCCATGCTGTCCAGAGTGCTGGTCGAAGCTGTCGCCGGACCGCAATCTTCGTCGCGTAGGCGGGCCGCTCAGCCGAGCTGCGCGCGGCGGCACGCGCGGCTGAGGCTGATCATGAGGATCATCATCGCCGGTAGTCGGCGTTACGAGGACTATTCCGAGCTGGTCGCGAGCATCGAGGCTTCTGGCTTCGACGTGACCGAGGTCGTGAGCGGGGGAGCGAAGGGGGCCGACTCGCTGGGTGAGCGCTGGGCCAGAGAGCGCGGCATTCCGATCAAGCGTTTCGATGCCGACTGGGACGGGCTCGGTAAGCGCGCCGGGGCCGCTCGAAACGGAGAGATGGCGGCCTACGCCGAGGCGCTGATTGCATTTCCACTTGCTGACTCGCGCGGCACCGCGCTCATGATCGAGCAGGCCACCAAGGCAGGCTTGCTGGTGTACGTCCATAAAGCCCGACACCGGTGTCACGCCAACGGGTGCCAGGCAGACGATTGCCACCCCGAGCTGCCGTTCTGTCGGCGGCACACCGGGATGCTGCCCCAATGGCTGCGCAAGGCCCTGTGGAGCGGCCGCAGGCTCGATGGCCGGTGCGGAGCCTGTGCCGATGCCGAGTCCATGCCTCTCGACGCCCGGCACCGTGCGGTGCCAGAGTGGCCAGTTCACTTCAACCTGGCCGTGGCCATCGCGCTCACGGCCGAGTTCGGCGACTGCGGAGCCCCGCCTGAGCTGCATGACGACCAGGGCTTCTGCTGGGGGTGCGGCGTGGCCGCGGCCGCCGACACCTATCGAATGGCACTGGTAGAGCTGGCTAAACATACCATGTAGTACATGGCAATGTAGTGCAAAGCCGTGTATAGCCTCGCCATAGGATAGGCTCAGGTGCGTTGGCATGTGGTTGATTTTGAGCGGCATGGCTGTGGCACTCGTGTCGGCAATGCGCCGAGATAGCCGCCTGACGCTTGCCCGACATGCTCCGCCCACCATCTACGATGGTCGGGGCGAGTGGCGTCGCGCGCGACTGGCGTTGGCCTCCTATCGGAGCAAGGCGGCATGACGTTTCTCTCCGCGCTGGAAGAACGTGGTCGAGCGCTGGCGCGGCGATACAGCGAGATTCGATCGATCGTTGCGAGCGCCGAGGCCGTGTTGCCCAACGATCCGGGCGTGACCAACGGCATCCGTGTGCCGTTCAGCATTCGCGACCGCCTGACGGAAGTGCAGAGCCGTCATGGCATCGCCACAACTCGCGACACGATCTACAAGTGCATGATGCTCGGCCTCGTGACGCTTGAGCGCCTGGAGCCAGCGTCCGCACACGTGACGCCTCAGCGTCATCGCGCTCCAGGATCGTACAGAGTTCTGAGCGAGTCCGACGTATCGAGGATCCGTGATGAAGGATACAGTGACGGCCTATGATGGCAGCGCGCATTCCGATCGCGACCACTGAGCGCGGAACGCCTGTCTACTCGATGGACGGCGAGCTGCCGGACAACCTGTTGCCTCGGCCATCCACGAAGGCCAGGGGCATTGGGGCGCCAGCTCCAGAGGGCCCGCTCGCGAAGTGGCTCGCCGAGCGATACCCGGCGCCGTGCTGCGTGATCATTCGATGGCGCAAGTACAGCCGCATCCTCAAGCTTTCCGAGCGCGGTGACGTCATCACGGTGTCGGCCCGCGCGATCCGCATCGAGGATCGCAGGCGCCTCGTCGAGGCCGGTCTCTTGAGCAAGACCTGATTCGCGGGCATTCTGGTTGCCGGAGGCGACGATGAGAGTTCTGATCCACGTGTGCGCCATGGACGAGGAGAACGGCATCAAGGCCACGCGCGAGGACGTCATCGACGTCCCCGGCAAGGTGGTCAAGTTGCACGAGATGATCGGCGGCGGCGATGAGCACGCCGTGTTGCGCCGGATCGGTGATTCGGTATTCGCGGCGGCCATGCGCGAGCTGCAAGCCGGGCGCGTGGACGTCAACAAGGCGCTGACCGCGGCGGGCGGCGGCCGAATCGGCGGCCGTGACCCAGCTCAGGCGGTGGCAGAGGCCACCGGAGAAGCTCCAGCTCGGCCAGCGGTGGACCTGGCCGCGACCTTGGGGCTGGACCTCATCCAGGCCCAGGTCAGGAAAGAACGTGCGCAGCCCACAGCTCCTGGACGGCCGGTGGCGCCGCCGCAGCAACGGGCCGCCGGTCCTGGACCAGTCGGGTTCCCCAGGGGCTAGCCGACGGTCTCGCTCGCTTACCGAGTGACACAGGTCACGGGAGCGCTCACTCGGACATCGCAGACAGTTCCAGCTCGGACATGTCCTCGGCATCGCTGAGCGTGCGCTTGATTTGATCTTCGGTGAGCCCGAGCCGTGCCAGTCGCTCGCTCGCAGCCTTGCGTGCTCCGCGAATGATGCGCCGAGAGTGTCCGCCGGTTTTGCTGTGCGACCAGTGCCACTTTGCAGAAGCGAACGCCGCTCCGTAGGAGTCTTGAATCCCGATGAGTGTGTTGTCGGTCATGTCGTTCCCTTTGTTCGGCTAGAGACGTGATTGGGCCAGCGTGCTTGGACATCCGCGACAACGCGATCGAGGTGGGCGAGATCGACTGCCTCACTCTCTGCTCTGGCGGCGCTTGTGTAGTGCTGCGACGAGCCCGTCGAGCACTGACACTCCCACGCCCCGTTGGTTTGTGCCTGCGCACACCAGCGCTTGCCGTCGCGTATAGAGAGTGGTTGGACGCGGTATTTCATTGGCGCATTCCTCAGTCGCGGAGCTTCATGTCCCCGTCCGCCTCGTAGCTGTCAGGGTCCGCGCCGGGACAATCCCAGCCGAACATGGACCCGGCCCGCATCGCTTGGAGCTGCGGCGGGGTGACGCCTGCCTCGGCGTTCAGACGCTCGGCGTACCGCTTGGCCAGGTCCTCGTTCGGGAACTTGATGAACGAGTAGTACCCGCTCTCGCCTCGGCGGAGCGCGATGATGTGTCCAGGCTCGGTGCCCAGGGTTGCGTAGGCGATTTCGGGAAGATGCTTCATGGTCGTTCTGTCCTTCCGCAGTCAATCTGACGTCTTATCTTGCGTTTGTCAAGAGGTCGGCGAACTCGGCTCACTGGCTGCGAGAGAGAACGACGGGGCGCGGGCCGGTGCCATCCCGCAGCAGTAATATCGCGGTCCCATCCCTCGCGTGACACAGAGGGTTTTCTTGCTCACGCGAAGCAGTTCTTTGTCGTCTGACACGACGTGGTAGTAGGCCGCTGTTTCCGAGACGACCTCGTATCTCCGCTCGGCGGTGAAATGCGGAAGGCTGGCGTAGCTCCCTGTGGAGATGCAGACCAGGGCGCCGCCAGTGCCCGGCAGCGAACCACCGCTTTTCAGAACAGCCGCCAGGCTGCTAACGGTAGGGCGCTTCATCGACACGTCCATCTGATCTCTCCTTCCGCAGTCAGTCTGATGGCTTATCTTGCGTTTGTCAAGAGGTCGGCGAACTCGGCGCGTCGCTGAGCGGCACCCTTGCAATATAGAGACGAGAAGCGCGCATCGAGTGAACCGCTCCCTCTGTAAAATACAGAGTGACCATCCCGGCGTCGCCATCGTCCATCGCGATGCAATGCTTCCCGTGAAGCTCATGCAGCGGTTGAAGCGTGGACGGCTGATTGATCCACGCCCTGCACGGTCTGTTCATTGTGTTTGTTCCTTCCGCGGTCGGTTGAATGGCCGAGCTTGTGCCTGTCATGAGGTCGGCGCCTTCGCGGCGGCCTTCAGAGGCATGCCCATCATGTCTGTAGTGGGCTCTTTGACTGGAACCTCGGCGTAGTAGCTAGCTTCGGTGGCGTTGCCCACGAGCATCGGCGTGTTGCCCCAGGCCCGCAGACTCACGTCCCCGGTTTTCATGACGTACATTTGGTACGCGCGACCGTCATCCATGATGACCTCTACGCACGCGCCAGGCTCATCCAGGCGGATGTCTTGATGGCCGCCTTGGGCCTTGTATATGCGTAAAGTGCTCATGAGGTCGGCGTCTCCGGGGCGTTGTAGAGAGCGTGGTATTTCGCTGGCGACGCGCCGTTGGATTCCACCCTTTCGCCTGGGCTGAGGCACGAGCGCCAGCCGCAGTATTCCAGGGCTCGATTGAGCGCCTTCGCGTCGAGGCCGAGCGCGGCCTTGAGTGTCTTGGCGGTTGCGTAGCCGCCGTTGGCCTTGAGCCACTCGAACACCCGTCGAGCATCGGCCTTCTCGATTTCGATCTTCGCGTGCTCGGCGCGAATCGAGGCCAACGACCTCACGCACCTGGTGCAGGTGACCTCGTCGGCGACCTCGCTGATCTTGATGCCCCAGCTCTTGCTGCCGCACCAGGGCAGCCGCTTCTTGGGGTCTGGCCGGTAGTGCACCGCGGGCTTAGGAGTCGCGTACTCGTCGAGCGGCGCGAGGACCCACGCCTTGATCTTGGCGCTGCACATGGCCGCGTCGCGCTCGTACTCGGCCTTCATGAATTCTTGCCCGTGTACCGCCGAGTAGTGAGCTGACGAGTAGCTGAAGTCCAGGTCGCGGCTGTAGGAGTACGCGGTGGGCACTTCGATTGAAATGTCCTCGCCATCCAAGAGCCGCACGCCGACCGCTACCTCGGTGGTCCGATAGCTGCCGAGGCGGATATCGTACGATTTGGTGGCTACGAGGGCGGGGCGGGTGGCCAGCCGTTCCAGCTCTTTCGCGCAGGTCTTGATTCCGCTCAGCTCGGTGAGCAGGCGCGCTGAGGTACCTGCCGCGCTGATCTCGTAGGGCGGGTAGCTCATGCCTGGGCAGTCGCCCGCGTGGAACACTCGGCCGTACTCGCCAGCTTTGCGACCACCGATCTCGCGCCAGCCGTGGCGGGTCGTGATCGCGCCTGCGTTGTCAGTCGCGTAGCTCTTGAAGCACCAGGCGCACGTTCCGCGCAGGGTTTTCCCAGGAGGCGGCGTCGATGGTTTCTTGTCCACGTCATCAATCTAATGATGCCGGAATCGTCTGTCAAGCGGCCTGGCTCCCCAGCGGCGACTCTTGACAAACCGACTACCTACCATTAGATTGACAGTGCAATGATCAACCGCTCCCGAGAGACTGTCCCGCTGCGCGAGTCCCGCGCCGACCGCGCCCACATGCTCGAAGCGCGCGCTCGTGACCTGGCAGAGCTGGACGGGTACCTCGCTGCGATTCGCGCGAGCGACCGGCCGGGTCGCCTGGCGGCCAAGGTGGAAGCGGACGAGAGCGGCGAGTACATGCCAAAGGCTGCTTGACAAACTCATGTACTGTCATTAGGATGATTGTGTAAGGAGATTCCCATGACTCTGAAACCCGACCTGACTCCTGCTGTCCTCGCCGCGCTCGCGGCCGAGCTGGCCAAGTCCGCCAAGGACGGGCGCACCATGTTGGACGTCGGCGAGCACTCGGTGCATGCCGAGGTGACGCTCGCGATCGACGGCAGCGTGACCGTCTCAGAGGACGAGGTCTACACGCCGACAACCTCGATTCCGCTCAAGCTCGCGCTTGCCCTGACCATCCGTTACGCGGGCATCACTGGCCCCCTGGCCATGAACGCGCTCGTCCGAGCGATGACCGAGGCGCTCACGATTGACGCGCTCACGGGCAAGGCCAAGAAAACGGCCGAGGCCGCCATCAGCGAGCTGGCCGACCTCGACGCGGCTGAGGCGAAGGTGCTCGCCGGTCTCGCCGAGCTGCCGAAGAAGGCCCGCATGGGCAAGGTCAAGGTCGTCGCCAAGGTCGAGGTTCTCGCCGCCAGCGGGGACGCCCTGGTCGCCATCGCCAACGATGCCGCCGCGGCGTCTGAGGATTCGGAGGTCGCATGAACAGCGTGAAATCCAGCATCAAGAAGATGAAGCGCGACCCTCGCCTGGCAGATGCCCTGGCAACGGCTCGACGGACTGGAAGCGAGGCTTTCCACGCGGGCAAGATGCGCGTGCCAGCCATGGACCCGGCCGTGATGAAGCTGCTGGAGTTCTCCTGTGGCTTCGACGCCAGCGAGAAGACGAGCGTGGTCATCGTCCTCTTGGACGCATGGCTCGCAGGCTGGACCGTTTCCAACCTGGCAGCGCCTGTGGATGGCATCATGGGCGCCAGGTCTGCGGCAATCGCAGCGTCAAACGATTTGAAGGAGACTGCATGAACTACGACGAAATCAAGCGCGCGCTCGGTCGCGCAGACCGGCTCATCTCGGACAAGCGCTACGCCGAGGCTCACGAGCTGATCGCGGGGCTCCTCGCGAACGAGGGCCTGACGGTCAATGACATGCACGCCTCTGGGCGGATTCATCCAGGCAACATGAAAGCGATGAGCGCCTGGGCTCGGCGCAACGGCAAAGGAAAGGTGGACGGTCCCTCATGATTACTCGAACAGCACACCTGGACGCGATGTCGGACGCCGACAACCAGTCGGCGAGGGATGCCCTTCATCGCGCGTACTACGCGCAGTTCGTCACGCCCGTGATTCGCAATCGCGTGGTCAAAGCAATCGGCATCGACCGGTTGTGCGCCGAGTTCCGGCGCGACGAGCACCTCAACGGTATCGAGCTGAAGGTCTGGGACTCGTTGACCACAACGGCCTCGCTCATGTCCAACAAACTCATGCGCGACCGCGGCGACTACCCCACGACCGCGGGCCTCGTCTGCGTGCTCAAGGAAGCCGCGCGCCAGGCGATCGAGGAGCACGACTTCTCGTCGATGGTCGAGCACAACGGAGCCAAGCCGTGAGCGACAAGCCCAAGCTCGCGGACAGGCGGCCGGGAATGGACAGGCAGCTGGGAATCGCCATTGCTGCATTGGAGGCGATTCGCGATCGAAACTGCCCGCCCGGATGCACGGACCCTGGTCCGTGGGATCAGCACGATCATCCGCGCGCCGAGATCATGGCTCGTGACGCGCTTCGCGAAATCACGGGGCGCATCGAGCCCGAGTCCGTTTGGGGCGATGGCACCGGCGGCCCGGCCAGTCACGCCCGCGGGAGAAAACACGCATGACCGCCAAGCCCATGTTCGAGGTTGATCGTCACGGCCTGGCGCAGATTCTTGCGCGACGTGGCGTCGAGTTCGCGGTGCTGGAGCTGATCCAGAACGCGCTCGATGAAAGCGGCGTCACGCGCGTGGCCGTCCAGGTGCGCCCAAGCGACGTGCGCGGCCATCAGATCATTGCCGTCACAGACGACGCCCCGGCCGGGTTCGGCAATCTCAGCCACGCATACACGCTGTTCGCGCCGAGCCAAAAGAAAGCGAACCCGGAGCAACGTGGCCGGTTCAATCTTGGAGAGAAGCTGGTGATCGCTTGCAGTCGCTCGGCTCGCGTCACGACCACCACTGGCAGCGTGATCTTCCGAGGCTCAGAGCGCACGTCGAGTCGCGACCGCACGGAAGTGGGCTCGATCGTCGAGGTCGAGATCAAGATGTGCCAGGCCGAGGTCGATGCCACTCTGGCGGCAATCCGGTCTGTGCTGTGTCCGCCCACAATCGAACTCTCGTGCAACGGCACGGCGCTCGCGGCTCGGCAAGCGTTGCGGTCGAAGACCATCAGCTTGCCCACGGAGCGCGCCGACAGCGACGGGTATCTGCGCGCCACGACGCGCGCCACGACGCTGTCGGTCTATGCGCCGGTCGGCGACGAGGTCCCGACGCTCTACGAGATGGGTATTCCGGTGGTTGCGCTCGACTGCGCCTGGCACGTGGACATCGCGCAGAAAATCCCGCTCAACATGGACCGGGACAATGTCACGCCAGCGTATCGCCGGGCCGTGCTGACCGCGGTCGTGAACCTCATGCACGAGGAGCTGGCCAAGGACGACGCCTCAGCTCCGTGGGTCGGCGAGGCATTGGCCTCGGCAGACCTCTTACCCGAGGCGGTCGATTCGGTGCTCACGGCGCGCTACGGCGCCAAGCGCGTGATCGCGGATCCGAGCGACCCGGAGGGCACAAAGCTCGCGGTCAGCAAGGGCTACAACGTCATCCAGGCGGGAAGCTTCAACAGGGCTCAGTGGGCCACTATTCGGTCGAGCGGGACCGTGCTGCCAGCGGGACAGGTCACACCGAGCCCGAAGCCATGGAGCAATGATCCTGATGCGCCCACGGCCAAGCGCATCGAGCGGGCCGACTGGACCGCAGGCATGGCGGCGGTGGCGGCCTACGTCGAGGCGGTCGGCGCGCGCCTGGTTCGGCCTGGCATCCGCGTGGAGTTTTACTCGACCACCAACCCGTTCGCGGCCGCCTTCGGAGGTCTGATCTTCCAGTTCAACGCGAAGCACCTCGGGCGAGGCTATTTCGAGCGCGCGCTCGTTAGCGACTTCGACTTCGACGACCTGAACCGCTTGGTGATCCACGAGTTGGGGCACTACTACAGCCTCGACCACCTCAGCGAGCGCTACCACGACGCTCTGTGCAAGCTGGGGGCGAAGCTCGCGCGCATTGCCCTCGACGAGCCAGGGTTCTTTGCCGAGCACCGCGCAACCAAAGCGATGGGGTAACAAAGATTCGCGCAGCATGCTAAGTTTACAGAAAGGATGTAACACATGACATCACGATGGGCGGGGTTGGTGGTTTTTGTGATCGGGTGCGCGGCTCCGGACCCGGCTCCGAAAGATGCGCTCATGGCCGAGTCCTTCGGTGATTCTGGCGTAGCGGCGACGGACTCAGGACGGCCTGACGCGGGGCCCGGCGACGCTGGCGGCATCGCGTCTGACGACGGCGTGGCGGGCGACCCCGGAGGAGGCGGCCGGGGCAACGGGGCGGCGGGATTTGGTGGCTCGACTGGCTTGGCCGGTAGCACCGGCGGAAGCGTTGGAGCAGGCGGCACTGGCGGAAGCGTTGGAGCAGGCGGCACTGGCGGAAGCGGTGGAGCAGGCGGCACTGGCGGAAGCGGTGGAACTGGCGGCACTGGCGGAAGCGGTGGAACTGGCGGCACTGGCGGCACTGGCGGAAGCGGTGGAACTGGTGGCACTGGCGGCACTGGCGGAAGCGGTGGAACTGGTGGCACTGGCGGCACTGGCGGAAGCGGTGGAACTGGCGGCACTGGCGGAAGCGGCTCAGCTGGCTCGGGCGGCGGCAGCAATCCCGCGTGCACCAGCTCCGCCGACTGCGACGACGGCGACATGTGCAACATCGAATCCTGCGTCGGCGGGATCTGTCAGCAGGCCGTCGCTCCCGTCATCAGCGTCTGCGGCGACGGCAACGTCTGCACCAAGGACCAATGCGCGAACGGCGCGTGCAGTTATCCGCCGGATATCGACGGCCCAAAGCCTGGCGGCGTCTGCCATTCGGGCCAGCTTTGCCAAGCCTGTTGGGACGGGATCGCGTGCCGAAGCGGCACATCGGTTGCCGCGTGCGGATACGGTGGCGCGGCGTGTTCAAGCTGTGATGACGGCAACGACTGCACGGTCGATACTTGCCCCGTTGTCGGTAACGGCGGGTCCTGTGCGCACAGCAATGCGGCCTCGTGGACCACGTGCGTGGACGTCGGCGCGCAGAACGAGCAGTGCTATGGCGGTAGTTGCTTGCCCGTTGGACAGGCTGGTCAACGATGCCGCAATGGCACCACGTGCGACGGCGTGGGCCTCGTCTGCAACAATCCTGGCCCGAACGGTCTTTGCCAACCCTGCGGCGATCAGAGCGAGCTGTGCTGCGGCGGCGCGCAGAAGTGCAGCTCAGCTGACCTCATCTGCTCTAGCAATCGTTGCGCGGCATGTGGCGGAAGAAATCAGCCGTGCTGCGCGGGCAGCACCTGCGACAAGCTGTCTGACGGGATCACGATCGCCGCCTGCATCAGCGGAATCTGCAAGTGCGGCGCAGCGGGACAACCGTGCTGCGAAGTCGTGGCCGGGAGTCGATTCTGCGATACCGGCAACTCGTGCAACCTCGGCTCGTTTACATGCGTGAAGCTATGAGGTTGACAAACGCTTACGATTGAGTAAGCGTACGCAGGCCACGGGCGCTTCACCGGGCATATTCAGAGCCCTGGACGCTCCCATCATCGTGACTGCACAATGAATCAATCTGTTCCAGCAATACCAGTTGTGACACCGGCGTCGGCCGTTGCACTGTTCAAACACCTGGAGGCCCAGGGCCGATCCAAGGGCGGCGTGGGGCAGCTCACGCACATGCTCATCCGCGCGCTCGAACGCGCATGGGAGACCTCCGAGGCCAAGCGCTTCTCGGACCAGGATGGCGGCGGGTGGTTCGTCGATCTCTCCGACTACTGCGACGGCGAGATGCTGTACGGGGTGGTGCGGAGCGGACCCGGCGGAAGCCGCACGCTTGACACAGTGGTGGACGCCGACACGATCGAGTCGTGGCAGCGCGGGAAGCCAGGCGCTCTCGCCGCGAGCTTGCCTGATGAGACGTCCGCAAGCGGGCCCGCCCGCTCCCATCCTCGCGAGGACGAGGGTCTTCGCGAAGACACGAAGCCAAGGTCGAGCCCGCTCGACCCGATGCTGGTGGTGATCGCTGTCCCTGAGTCCGCGTCAGGGCACGCCCCGCACGAGAAGATTATGCGATGCACCAGGGCCGAAGCACCCGGACTGATCGCGAAGCTTCTTCGCCTGGGACTCAATGGAACTCCGTTGGCCGAGGACCAGATCGAAATCTGGTCGGCAATGTCGAAACCGAAGTTGGAGATCACATTCTGAGAAGGAGAAGCAGCATGAAAGTCGAACGAATTGGGACGACGGTTGAGCATTCCGCAGGGGTCGTGCTCACCAACGCGCGCTTCAGGTGCACGCACTGTGGGCAGTGGAAACCGGCCAGCATGTTCGGTTTGCGCAAGATGGCGGACGGCCTGATTCGCAATCAGGCCCAGTGCAAGCCGTGCCGCAATCGGCTCGTGAAGGCGACCGGTGGCTGACCGCCGGATTGACTGGCGAGCATTCCTTGATCGACTGAAGTTCTGCTACGGATGCGGACGATTCGGGCTGCCCACCGGCAACCGTGTGCCCGCAAACTGGAAGGTGCTTTATCAGCCGCATCAGGATGCGCCGCCAGCTCTCCTCGTCTGCTCGTCGGCATGTTCCGAGGAGGTTCGGGGCGCAATCGCAAAGGGACCGGTACGACAGCCGCTGCGCGTCGCGACCGACGTCATGATGCCAGCCGAGCTACGCGAGACCATGATCTCGGAGGCAATGCAGCATGCTATCGACTCCGGGCGAGCCGATGACTTGTTTCTGGCCGCGCTGGATGATGACGACGAGGGGTAAGCGGTGGCACTATGCCGCCAGGGAGACCAGGAATGTCCGAGGCCGAAATTCATCAACTGACGAGCACGGGGTCGCCGCCAATCGCAACGATCCCCACGCGAGAGCGCCTGGGCGTATTGATGGCCAGGTATCGCACGGCCGCGGGCATGACCTCGGCCGATCTGGCCGAGCGCCTGGGCGTGTCCGAGGCCATCGTGCTCGACGTCGAACGGCATCAGCTCACCATGTCGGCCGGGATGCTCCAGTCGGCGGCGGCGGCAATGGGCGTCCGGTACGAGCCGCTGCTCGACGCCGCGCGAGACTGGCATCGGGCCGTGTGGGCAGAGAACGGACGGGCGCAAGGGGTGCAGCTGGAGTCTATGACGACCTCGACGCGGCCCCTCGGCGCCCGCGAGCGCGAGCTGGAGAACGCGCTGGAGCTGGAGCTGATTCAGTGCTCGGACGAGTTGGTGTTCTTGGGCAATGTGCTGCGCGAGGCATCCATCAAGGCCGAGGCCGCAGCCGTGCGCTCGCGCGAACTACTGGCCGCCCGTGGCGTCGAAGTGCCGGGCGTCGAACCGCTGGACGGTCCCACCGAGGTCGTGTGTGATGGGCCTCGGCACGGCGTGACCGCGCGCCACATGGTGCGAGGCCGTGACTTGGTGATCGTCTACCAGAGCGACGGCGGCGGCGACCGGAACTATTTCTGCTCTCATCGGTGCGGCCAGGAATGGGCGAACAGCCGATGACGCAGCCGCAGTCGTGGTCGTTTCGAGCCCGGTACGGAAGCTCTGAGTCCAAGGGCACGCTGTACGTGTCCGGCACGGATCACGGTGGCTACCGCACGCGGTTCGTCGCCGACGGCAAAGCGGCCCTGGACGCCGAGTACGAGGTGGCGACGTTCGCGGATAAAGATGGCGCTGAGGTCGGCCTGCCAGATCCGGACAGCGCCGTCTCTCGCCAGCTCGGCCCGGTGACTCGGCTCGTCTTGCAGGCCGCCGCCGGGTCCGACTCATTCGAGCTGTTGCGTCGCCTGCCGTGCACGGGTGATATGATTCGTTCAGTGGTGGTTTCGGTTGCGGTCGGTCCAAGGATGGCGTGACGATGACTCTTGCAGCCAGACTCAGCGAGGCCGCCGCGGTGACCAAGTACGTGGGGCTCATGCTGAACGTAGACAGCGTCAAGCGCTTGCGTGACTGGTGGGTCCAGGCGACTTCCCAGCCGCTGCTGCCAGTCGAGCGGCCCGACTTGCACGTGACGCTGCTGTACGATCCGACGCCGGACCAGATTGCCGGGTTCGAGATCAACGAGCGAATTTCCGTTCGAGTCATCGGGTGGGCGTCAAGCGACCGCATTCAGGCTGTTGTGGTGTCTGGGGTCGATGTCCCCGCCGGTCGCGTGGCACATGTCACGCTCGCCACGGCGCCGGGTGTCAAGGCGCAGCACGCGAGCGAGCTGATCAAGGCCGGTTACACGCGCGTCAGCGGCCCGACGCTGAATGGCACCGTAAATGTCATGCGTGCGCGGCCTCGCTGATGCTATCGTGCCATCTGTGATAGCCGAGGATCTCCAGCTCGCGATTGACCCATTCGAGCTACCGCGCCAGGTGCTCGAATGGTTGGCCCTCGTTGAGCGCGAGGGCGGCGCCGACAAGGGCACGCTGAGCAAGCTCCTGTTCAGCCTGGAGGCGTTCATCGAGCGCGTCGGGCCGGAGCTGCGGAAAGAGGCGGAGAAGGGCGACCCTGGCTGGTGGCCCGCCGTGCACGAGGCCGAGAGGCTCATCCCGATTGGCCGCAGGCTCGGGCTGACCGACGTGAAGACGGAGCCCCCCGTCTACCGGGGCCGCTTCCTCCCAAAGCTGTTCACCGAGCTGCTTTCTCGAATCAAGTCGATGACTGACAGCGCGTCGCTCCGCACGGCCGCGGCCGACGCCATGGAGCTATCTCCGTGACCGCATACATCTACGCGGGGACCGTTGCGAGGGTCATCGACGGGGACACCGTGGTCATGAACTTGGTTCGGGAGGTCGAGGTCAACGCCGACCTCGGCTTCAAGCTCTACCTCGACAAGCTTCCGCTGCGCACGCAACAGACGCTGCGCATCATCGGGATCAACGCGCCTGAGACCCGTGGCGTTCCAGACCTCGAACCTGGCAAGGCCGCGAAGGCTGCGCTCGAACAGGTCCTGGGCATGGGCCCGATCACTGTCGAAACGATCAAGCCCGACAAGTACGGTTCGCGCTACGACGCTCGCATCACAGTGCAGGCGCCAGACGGGCCACTGGATGTCGGGGCGTGGCTTATCGAGCACGGATACGCGCGGCCCTACCTCGTCGGGTAAGGCGCCGGGCAGTTCGCCTGCCGGAGGTTGTCATGCCCAGGTATCCGAAGCCGTCGGTCAGACGCATGGTGGACGCAATTCGCGAGCTGACCGCCCTCGGTTCGGATGAGCTGTCAGAGGTGATCGGCACGGTCACTTTTGACGCCGAGAGCATCCTCCGGCGCATCGTCACCCGCGCCGTCGAGCGCGGCGTCGAGCTTCAGCGGTCCGCCTGGCTGCTCGACAACGACGACGCGAACACGCCGCTGCGCCCGCCGCCGATGTCTGACGCCCCGAGCCAGGGCTCGACGGAACCCATTACCCGTAAAACACGGATGCCTCCGAAGCCATGACGAAGAATTTGCCTGCGCGCGCCGTTCGCGTGACACTGCGGCCATGCGCACGCGGACCCAAGCCACCAGCGGCCAGATGACCAGGGCTACACTCGTCGAGGCCGCCAGAGAGGCGGGCGCCGATCCGTTTCGGGTCTCTCGGGCCCTGACAGAGGCGAAAGGCAACCCGATCGAGGTGCTGAAGGCTGCTGTAACGGCGGCCAGTTCGTTCATGACAGTCGGTCACGAGCTGAAGAAGGCCGGACTGAAATACACCTTCGGCACAGAGCCTGTACCGGCATACATGGTCACCATCGGCGGCAAGCGCTACGGCATCGTGAATCGCAAGTATGCCGATGAGTACGACGCCCTGGTCGGCGACATTGCGCTTGGCAAGCTGACGGAGGCGAGCGGCGAGCGCGCCGAGTCGGCCTTGAGCGGCATGACTCGCGCCCGAGCCGAGACGTTCTTGCGGAAGCTGCTCTCCGAGGGGACCTCCGGAATCAAGCGGGACAACGGATGGAGCGCCATCAACGCCATCTTCGATCGCCTGCATCGCGCTGGCATCTCGATCGAAAATCTAAAGGCCGAGTATTACAAGGTCCCGAACTCATCAAACTTGAATGACGGCAAGCGGTGGCGCTTCGAGATCCCGTTCGCCAAGGGTGGTTGGCACGTTACCATCACGGCGTCGTTCGCGGGCTCCGCGAAGGATCCGTCAGATGCCTACGACATCACCGTCAATCTCGACTACTCAGCGTCGATTCGCAGTGCGCAGGAGGCGAGCGGCGAGGGTGTCGAGGACGGTATCGTCGAGGACGCTAGCCACCTCCTGCACGCGCTCAGCAATGCCTCGGCTGGGTGGCACAACGTCGCCCAGCTCAGCGCCAGCTACCGTGGCCGCATGACCAGCTATGACTGGGACGCCGCCGCCAAGACGCTTGAGCGACAGGGCAAGGCCCAGCTCCGCAAGAAAGACGGCGTCACGCAGCTGCGGATGGCCGACTAGCCCCGCTCGCCGCGAGCGATCTTCCCGATCTTCTTGAGCGCCATCCGCTTCTCCAGCCGACTCACGCGGTCGAGCATGATCATGCCATCGAGGTGGTCAATCTCGTGCTGGACGATCCGGGCTGGCCAGCCGTCCAGCGGTCGCGCCTGCGCGTGACCTTTCAGGTCCTCGAAGACCACTGTGATGCGCTCGGACCGGGTCAGCGCCACCTTGGCCCCCGGCATGGACAAGCATGCCTCGGTCATCCGGATGAATCCGGACTCAGCTTCCACGCGAGGGTTCACCAGCACTTCGGCGGCCCCGCGCTTCTCGCCCCAGTCAGCCACGATCAACCGGCGCATGTCGCCGACCTGTGGAGCGGCCAGCCCAACGCCGCCGCACAAATACATCGTGAACAACATGTTCGTTGCCAGTGATTCCAGCTCGGAGTCGAACTCGGTGACGGCGACGCACTTCTGCTTGAGCCGAGCATCCGGGTGGAAGACAAGCGAGATCGCATGGCCGCTCCGGTAGCGCTCAGGAATGCGCTCTCGCGCCAGCTCGGCGACTCGATCGCGAGATGCCTGGAGCTGTTTGTCGGCCTCGACGACTCGTCGCCTCTCCTCCAGCTTCATCGCCTGGATGGGATCGATAGGCATCAGTGCATCCTCGTGATGACCGAGTCGTTGCCGACCATTTCGGTGAGAGCATGCATCTGCTCCTCGGTCGCGCGGCGCAAGCGCATGAAGCGAATGCTCTGCGGTATGATGATCGCTTTCTGAATCCCGGCGTCTTCCAGCAGGCGTGACAAGCCTTGAAGGATGTTGCCCTGTTGGGCCGACGTCACGCCTTCGAGGTCAACCTGGACCACGGTGATCTCTCCGACCGTGCCCCTGACCCAGACCTCTGGGTCGGTCCCAGGGAGCAGCTCTCCGCCGCTCTCGCGCAGAGAAACAATCTCGTACCATTCGTCTGTCAGGTTCTTGTTGTCCATGGCCGCCAACTGTATCAGAGGGTCCGCAAGTCGCCGATAGATGGCGGGGTTGGTTCGAGTGATCGACGCAGGCTTTTGTTCAGCCGATTGCGTGTGCGACTAGAGCCGATGACCAGTAGGCCGTCCTCCGTCGGCGGCGCGGCATCCGGCCCCTCCCATGGGCCAGAGTGCGAGTAAGCGAGACAAAATTGCTTGGCCTCCTCGGCCGTGTAAACCAGGTTGTTGCGGTAGTCGATTCTGCCAAGTGCGTAGAAGACGACTCGCGTGCCACGGAAGCCGGACGACGGATCGAACACGTCGTTGCCGCGCTCCAGCCAGGCATGGCCGTACTCGATGCGCGGATGGCAGCGCAGTGTCGGTCGGCCGTGCACAACATTCCAGAGCGCGCGCTCTTTGGCCGGGATGGGCGACGACGGCAGAATCAGAGCGCTGATCACGTCGTGGTAGCAGGTCCCGGTCAGGAGCGCGTCGGCGGGGATGGTTTTGGTGGCCACGTCCCGAACATGAGGAGGTTGACAGAGTTTGTCAAGAGCCGTTACGCCCAAAAACACCCCGCTTGACAAACCGTCCCAATAACACCATATTGGTGTCGGAAGGAATCCCCAATGAGCTACGACTGGAGAAAGGACCCCGCTGCCTACCACGAATGGGAGCGCCGCAATCGCGGCTTGATCATCGTCCCGGCCGTGCCGATTGAAACCGACTACGAAAAGGCGCACCGATACGAGCCCGCCCTGTGGGACATCGACGCCAACATCGGTCCCGCGACGAACGGCCCCGCGAGGAGCAACTGACCATGGATTACCCGGCATACATCGAGTGGGACGGCCGTCGGCGGCCGTGCACGACGGTGATGGACTTCGCGGGGCATAGGACCGGCGATGTCCTGGAGGCCGATGGCTGGGAGCCACGGTGGTACTTCGCTGGCAAGACGGTGTTTCACCTGTCCAGGTTGGACGGTCTATTTTATCCGGCAACGCACTACGAGCGAGCGCCGGGATGGAGGAAGTCATGAGTGGGTACACATATTGTGCGTGCAGGGACTGTATGGAAATCGCCATCGGCGAATCTGGCAAGGCGATGTGCCACGCCTGCGAGGACGCGGGTTGCGAGACCAACGAAGGCGAGTGCCTCGCTGACGGCGCCTACGGCGGCGACGAGTCCGAGGATGAGCCCGAGGAGGAGGATCATCCCGCCTGTCCTCTCGACGGCGGAGAGGGCATGCCGCTTGGGGGACTCGGCAATCTGATGCACTACCGCTGCCGAGCTTGCGGCATGAACTTCTCTCGCGAAAAGGAGTAGCGGCAGCCAGGTTGCCGGAGCGGTCGCTGGCTGCTTGACAAACGATTACGGCGCTATTATCTTGGTTCTTGGAAGGAGAGAAGCCATGACCTCGGTTCGCACAGAGTCTGACGCGGTTGCCTGCCTGTCGGCCCTTGGGGTCGCGCTGGGCGCGTTGAACGTGGAGACCGCGGCCGATGGCGGCTCGGTGGTTGTCGAGTCGTTTTCATGCGGCCGCTGCGGCGGCGCCGGGCACCTTGGGCGCGGGCTTTACGATGTCCCCTGGGGCATCTGCTATCGGTGCGGCAACGGCCCCAAGTGCCGTGGCATCAGCCGCACGCCCCTGATCGAGTACGCTCGCAAGGCCAAGGCAACCGCCGCTCGGCGCGCGAGCGTGGCAGCCAAGCGGGAAGCCAAGGCCAATGCCCGCGTCGAACGTCGCCTCGAAGGCGAGCGAACCTGGTGTGAGGCCAACGGGTACGGTCGGGTGACCTTTGCTGAGCGCGACGCCAAGCGGGCCGCTGAGCGAGCTGCCGCGGACGCCAACAGGGGCCACGTGGGCGTGGTGGGCGAACGCTCGATGTTCACGGCCACTATCAAGGCCATCCCGAGCTGGGACGGCGCCTATGGCAGGACCTACCTGGTCATCATGGAGGATGCCGCCGGTAACTCCCTGGTCTGGAAGACGTCCAGCCCTGGCGAGGCCGAAGTCGGCGCGACGCTGACATTCAAAGCGACCGTCAAGGAACACGGCGACTACAAGGGCGTCGCCAGGACCATGGTTACTCGGGTCAAGCCCGAGGCCGCCGTCACGGAAAGGATTGCTGCCTAATGGAAGCGGAGATCATTGTTGAGGTCGAGCGCGTGTGCTGCGGGGCACACAACTCCAGGCTCGGGACCGCGCGCATCACAAGTGGCGAGCCCTACGTGCTCAGGCACTTCGAGGGAACCGACCTGTCGAGCCTGACCACGGCGCTGGCCGAGACCGGCCATGCGTTTCGAGTCGTAACCGTCAATCGCTTCGTCTCGTTTTTGGAGTGGTACGAAAGCGGGGTGGACTGATGTTCGTTTCCTCTGGTCGTGGTGGGTACACCAGGTCTGGTGAGCAGCGCGCAAGCGGGCGCTTCCTGATGCTGTTCTGCGTCAAGCCAGGCGGCGAGCTGCGTGTGCTCGTGCGGCACGTCCGGATGCGCCAGTGCGGCCACTGGATGATGGCCAACGTCACGGTCAAGTCCGCGGGCGCGCGCGAGGCGGCCGAGCCTGAGCCCGCGTACAAGTCGAGCTACTGGCGACGTCGAGTGTTCGACGGCCGGTTCGAGATCGGCCTGTCCGGAACCTATGGCTGCGACGGCTTGCCGATCAGCGCCGACGACTACCCAGGTCTCTGGGATCAGCTGCATCCCGTACCGGCCGAGCTGACCGAGGCGTGCTGGAAGGGCGGCGGACACAACAGCGCGGGCTCCGAGGGCCCGGCCATGTTCGAGTGGGCGAAGCTGAACGCCCGCACGCTCAGCAAACTTGTTTCTGTCAGAGCTGCGGATGTCGCAGCGTCTACGGAGAGATGATCATGAAACACGCACTGGAGAAGAAGTCATGAAGCACGTCCTACCGATTTCAACGAGTTACGTGTCGTCCTGGGGGATCTGGGAAGCCGTCCGAGAGCTGATTCAGAATGCAGCCGACGAGGCTCAGGAGCGGCCCGAGCATGTGATGACCGTCGAGCACGTGGACGGCTGGCTCCACATCGCGAACAAGGGCGCTGACCTCGGCATCCAGGCGCTGCTGATCGGCGGCTCCGACAAGGCTGGCAAGCGCGGCCTGCGCGGCCAGCACGGTGAGGGCCTGGATCTGGCGCTGCTGTGTGCCGCGCGCGCCGGTGTCGAGGTCCGAGTCTCGACCAAGACCGATGTCTGGACGCCGTGCGCTGAGTACGCCGAGCAGTACGGCGCGCGATGCCTGGTGGTCAACACGCGCAAGCACGTCAAACCGCGCGATGGCGTCAAAATCTCGATACACATCGACAAGGACTCATGGGAGTCGATGCGGTCGAAGTTCTTGTTCCTCGACCCGCCCAAGGAGCAGATCGAGTCGGACAGCGGAACGCTGATCCTCGACGCCAACCGCAAGGGCATGATCTACGTCAAGGGCATCTACGTGATGACCGGACACAACACCTCCTTCGGCTTCGACCTGCGCGACGTCACGCTGGACCGCGACAGGCGCGTGATCGGCAGCTTCGACCTCCAGTGGGCATGCTCGCGGATCATCCAGAACGCGCTCTCGCGCAACCCGGACACTTACACCGAGCCGGTGATGAATCTGCTCGAACAGGGCTCGGACGACGTTCGGTTCCTGCATAGCCACCTGGAGACGGGCGGCGAAGCGCGCAAGAGCCTCGCCAAGGCGTTCCGAGCCAGGCATGGCGAGGACGCGATGGCCGTGCAGTCGCTTGCCGAGAGCCAGCAGCTGGCGCACTTCGGCGTGAAGGGCGTCGTGGTCAACGAGGCAACGGCCAACGTGCTGGCCTCGGAGTTGGGGAGCTACAGCGATGCCGCGGCCAGGTTGCGGCAGCGTCCGACCGCGCTCTACGGATGGGACGATTTGACCGACGCCGAGAAGGCCGTCTACGAGGACGGCGTGAGGCGCATGGCGCCGGTGGCTGGCGAACACATGGCCGAGGCGTGCAAGCTCAAGGTTTGCGACTTCGCCGACAAGTCGATCGAGGGCACGTGCGACCTGGCTACCAGCGAGATCCATGTATCTCGTCGCTGCATGGGCAACGTATTCGACCTGGTCGAGGTCATGGTGCACGAGCTGGCTCATGCCGTGAGCAGCGCTAACGACGGGACCGTGGGTCACATCCGGGCCATCGAGCGCATCTGGCGCAAGCTCTACGAGCACGCTTCCGCGCCAAAGACTGAGCCGGGGTGAGGCGCGTTGACGGTCTCTTGACAAACCGAAAACAACACACCATATTGCGTGTCGTATGAAACAGCCGCTCTACAAGGCCATCGCAGTCACGCTCCAGGCGCTCGTCAACTGTCGCGCGTCCGGCAACGCCGAGTGGGCCGAGCGCTGGCTCGATCGGCTCAAGCAGTTTGACAGCATGCTGCCGTCGGGCAGCGGCTTCGACAGCGGCTCGGTCATCCTGAAGACCGTGTCGTCGGCTCGCGAAATACTGATCGAGACCTCGTTCCATCACATGGACGAAAACGGCTCCTACGACGGCTGGACCGAGCACAGCGTGAAGGTGCGGGCGGACTTGGCGTGCGGCTTCGTGATCGAAGTCGGCGGACGCGACCGCAACGACATCAAGGACTACATCGCGGACACATTCCACGAGGCGTTGTCGGCCGAGGTCGGCGAAGACGACGAAGTCGCCGAAAGCGCAGATCAACATTATCGCGTGTAGCTCGAACCAACCAACAGAAGGAGAAGCAGCATGGCTCACGAAATTGAAAACATGTTCTCGGTTTCCGAGGTCCCCTGGCACGGCCTCGGGACGATCCTCGAAGACCCGCCCACGGTCGAGGACGCCATCCGGCTCGCGGGGCTCGACTGGAAGGTTGAGTGCCGACCGGTCTACGCCAAGCTCGACGGCCAGGAGATCGAAACCGATCACGTGGCCACGATCCGCGACAGCGACAAGAGCGTGCTCGGGGTGGTGGGCAAGAACTACAAGCCGCTTCAGAACGCGGACGCCTTCAAGTTCTTTCAGCCCTTTCTCGACAGCAAGGAAGCGGTGCTCGATACGGCTGGCAGCCTGCGCGATGGCAAGCGCGTCTGGGTGCTCGCCCGGCTCGCGCGTGACCCCGTGGAGGTTGTGCCAGGCGACGCAATCCGCAAGTACGTGCTGCTGAGCAACGGTCATGACGGCTCGCTCGCGGTGCGGGTCGGGTTCAGCGGGATCCGGGTCGTGTGTGCAAACACGATGGCCATGGCTCACGATGACGCGGGCTCGAAGCTCCTGAGCATCCGGCACACCAAGCACGTCAACGACGCGCTCGACAAGGTGCGCGAGGCAATGGTCATGGCGGACCAGTCGTTCGAGGCCACCATCGACCAGCTCAAGGCGATGGCCCGCAAGGGCGTCGAGGTCGCCGACCTGAAGGCCCTGGTCACGGAGGTCTTCCGGCCCAAGGCGACGCTCAAGAACGCCGACGAGGAGGCAGCCGACTGCGAGCGGCTGATGGGCAAGATCATCCCCCTGTTCGAGCACGGCCGCGGCAACGACATGCCCGGTGTCGCCGGGACCGCCTATGGCGCCTACAACGCGGTTGTTGAATTCCTACAATACTACCGCGGAAAAGACGATGGCGGCCGACTGGACTCGCTGTGGTTCGGCGATTCCGCCAGGCTCAACCAGAGGGCCTTTCAGGCTGCCATTAGGATGAGCGCGTAAAGAGGCTCGAAAGAAAGTTCTCCATCTATCGCCAGGCCGTTCTGCTCAACGATTTGTTGGATCTGAGAATCAAGAAGCGTTCGTTGGCCGATGGCTTTTGGCCTGAAGCCGTGAGACTTGCAACGAAGGCGTAGTAGCCTGCCGCGCCATGCTGACCACCATCGGATATTGCTCCGGCTGCGCAGTGCACTGGCACTGGCAGCCGTCCGATGGTCCGTCGCTGGCCGATGCGCGATGCCAGAACTGCATCAAGCAGCTCGTGGCTAGCTCGGCGTCGGCGCCTGGCTTGCACCAGCACGGTCACCCGGTCACGCTCGGCGCGCTGTCCGTTGCTCGTACAGACCGAGCAAAGACGAGGCAAGCTGCCCGGACAGCGACTCGCTCTTGATCTTGTCGCACCAGCGCTTGGTGTAGTGACAGTCGAGCTTGTACCAGGTCTGCAACGCCTCATCCCTGCTCGGGTAGCACCGAGGGCCAGCCTTGGTCTTGATGATCAGCTTGGTCGGCTCGTTGTGCACGCACCACTTGCCGTCTTCGCGCTGCTTCACGAAGCCTTCTGCCAAGCCCGAAGCGAATTCGAGTTGTCGCGAGAGCATGCGGCGCCCTACGGCTTCCCAGTCATGGCGAGGACGAGGTCGGCGTGAAGTCCGCTCGCGGACTCCGACTGCTCGGCGGTCTGCCTGGCCTCGATGTTCCCGCCCTTCGTCACCACGTGCTTGAAGACCTTCTCGACCTCGGCGACGTAGCTCGCGAGCTTGCGGTTCTCCTGCCAGCCCTTCGTGGTTTCTTTGCCCTTGCCGGAGCCGTCGCCCTCGTAGACGGCGAAGTAGGCAATGCCATCCTGGCCGACGCGGTTGGCCGCCTGGCGGATGACCTTCAGGCGCTCCTCCGGCTCCTTGATGACGTTCAGCACGTTGGCGACCGTGGCCGTGTCGGCCTTGCCGTTCTTCGTTGCGGCGGCGGCGGCTGCGTTCTCCTTGCCCGACCTGTTGTACGGATCAGCGACGTGGTTCTTGACGCCCTTTTTGGCCAGGTACTTGGTGGCGGTGTCGTACTTTCCGCCGCCGATGTCGGCGTTGATGTCGCCTCGCTCGAACTCGGCAGTCTTGAACACCCTCGGCAGCATATTCACGCTGGTGGCGGCCGAGGTGTGCGCCTGCTTTTCGGTCAGGCTGGCGGCGAGCTGTCTTGAAAGCATGCGCCATTCTACACCATGTAGCGCGACCGGATAGGCCGGTGGGCCTGGGCGATTGCTCAGGCAGAAAGCGCCAGACCGGCATTCGTGTGCCGGAGCAGGAGCGGCAGCTCGCGCATGAGGCGCTTGGCCTCCTTGCCGGTAAGCGCTATCGCGGTGACCTGGTCGCCGAGGTCCGGCTCCAGGTTGACCGCGAACGGCGCCCCCGCGTGTGCAGCCGCGCGCGCGAGCGCATGCACGGCAGCCTCGTCTGGCACTCCGACGAGCACGAGCGTCTTGGAGCGCTCGAACCACTCTTGGTCCAGGTCAGGGTGGCGAGCCGTGAACTCGCGCACGGCGTGACACGCTTGCGCCGCTTGCAGGCCAGGCGGGAGGTCTTCTCGAACTGCGACGTAGAGCTTCATTGGTTTTTTCTTTCTTGGTTGGTTGGGAATGGTGGGGCTGCTTGGAGTTGAACCAAGAGTCGTCCAGGCTTTCGGCCCGGCCGCTCTACCGTTGAGCTACAGCCCCTGGAATGGCGCGCAGGGCTTGTGCTGCCCAAGCTACCCCCCAAAGCCCTGGCGGGCCTTGGTCGCTCTGCTGTTGAGCTACCTGCGCAAGAAACGGGCGCGGTCGGGCGGAGTTGAACCGCCGCTTGCTGGATCATTACTCCAGCCGTGCTGCCATAACACTTCGACCACAAACGGTAAGCGGACCACGCTGGGCCTTGCGGCGCGGGGTCTTTGGCGGGCGCCTTCCCGGCGCAACGGTCAATGGCTTACGAGCATGAGCCACATAGTAAGCAGCCCTGGCAAGTCGTCAAGGGCTGCCGCCAGGCACACATTTGAGCACGTGGTGGACAGGGCCAGCTTGACAAACTGTGGCGGTACGATTAGATTGAACGTGCATGGAAAAGCTTTCTGGAAGGATGATGGCGATTCTGGTTCACGCCCGCGACAACGGCGATCGCACCAGTTCTGGCCGAGGCGGATGGAGTGGGTCTTCGATGCGCGCGCTTGAAAGCCGCGGGCTCGTGCGGCTCGTGGCCAGGTACACGTGGGATGAAAGCTGGGCGCTGACCGACGCTGGCCGCGAGGCGGCCGACGCCGATATCCGAGACAAGATCGAGAATGGGCTTCGGACAAGATGAGAGCCAACCATCTAACGCCGCGACGGGAGATTGGCACGGACGAGGCAGACAGAGCGTACGCCCTGGCGATCGAAAAGGCTGACCGCGAGTGGCTCTCCGCGAACGCTGCCGCATTCGCGAGAAGTCCCAAGGACTACGAGGCCGACGACCGCGGATATACGGCGCGAGCCGAGGCCCGAGTCGAGGCGCACCGCAAAGCACGAGCGGCGCTGACCAAGGCCGCGCCTGAAGGGGTGTTAGCGTCATGATCCCGAGCGCCGTTGCTCAAGCCAAGGATGACGCGAACTACACAATCGATCCTGATTGGGAAGGTGGCTGCTGATGAGAATCAATAGCGTCAAGAAATCGCGAGACGACCAGGGCGCCTGCGGAAGATGTGGCGAAGCGCTCCCGGCTGGCAGCGCGTATCGCTGGATCAAGGGTAGGTACGGTCCGCGCAAGGTCCGCTGCACGAAGCATGAATGTAGCTTCCGGCCGAGCGAGATGACCGAGAGCAAGATGGCGGACGTCTACGGGGCCCAGGAGTCGGTCGAGGACTTCATGGCCGGGTGGAGCCCAGACGCCGGTGTCGGCGACGTGCAGAGTGCGTGCAGCGATGCCGCGGAGGCAATCCGCTCGGTCGCGGAGGAATACCGCGAGGCGGCCGAGGCCATGGGCGGCGCTGGCAGTGAAATGGAGGACAAGGCCAGCGAGCTGGAGAGCTGGGCCGACGATGTCGAGAACGCGGCCAATGACTTCGAGGACTTTGAGCCGAGCTACGAGGCGGCAATCGAGTGCCCCAAGTGCCGGGACGGCGGCGCCAAAAACGCCGAGACCGCCGAGCTTCAGGAGCCGGTTGGCGGCGTCCCGGAGAGCGAGGGCAAGTACGTCTGCCGCGTCTGCGCGCACACGTTCACCTTGGATGAATGTGTGAATGCGGACGGCCAAACCATGGACGAATGGGCCGATGAAGTTCGGAGTGCGATCGAAGACGCCGTCGGCGACTGCCCGGTCTAGGTTGGCCGGACGACTGTCAGAAGGGACCGAGGCCGACCGTCTTGGGAGCAGGAGGATTCAATGCCAGAGACCGAGATGCTGTTGTGGATTGCCCTTGAGGGGGACGAGGTCGCCGGGCGCACCGAGACCGAGCTGACTACCAAGCGCGGCTGGCGCTTCGTCCGCTCTCGGAACGGGCTCGTGCTCGACGGCAACGCCTGGAAGCCCAAGTACATCTGGAGCCGTGTTTGACAAGAAGAAGGGCGCCGTAACGTCTGGCAGCTCTTGACAAACCATAACCAAGGCGTAGTGTACGCAAAATGAGCGATCTAGAGCATACCGAATTTGACCTGTCTAACATCGTCGATAGCCTGCAACGGGGGCGCGACGAACTGCTCGTGCGCCGGGAGGCCATCGTCGGGAGGCAAGCCTGGTTCGTCGCCGAGCTGGCCCGCATTGATGCAGACCTGGAGCGCATCGCCCTGATGCTGCCTGCTGGCTCCGCGCCGACTTCGCCGGAGCCGGAGCCGGAGCCGGTGCGCAAGACACGCCAGATGGGCGTTCAGAGCTTGGTCGAGCAGTGCGTCCGGGATCTGCCGTCGCCAGGCGCCGCGTTCAGTCTCAACGCCATCGTGACTCGCCTGGTCTCTGCGGGAGCCAGTCCCGAGCGCTCCTCGGTGCTGTCAGCCCTCAACAGGCTGGCCGAGCAGGGATTACTGGTGCGCGTCACCGCGGCTCGCGGTCGCAACCCCGAATACAAGATGACCAACGTCGCCGCCCTCGCCTCGAAGATCGCTGGCGTCGTCCAGAACCGGCCGGGCCCTGATGATGCACCGGCCGCCTCGGCCGCCGCGCCATCTGTCCCGCCAACGACGAACAGCGTGCGCGAGATGGTCGTGGCGCTGCTCAGGATGGCAGGGCAGGACGGCATGGCGCGCGTCGAGCTGGCGTGGCGCTTGGACGACGCATCGTTGCTCGATGACGCGCTCGCCGATCCTCGAATCATGAGCGCCGGTGCACCGGGCATGTTCAAGCTCTGTCCGGAGCAGGTGGAGTTGCCACTCACATGACCGACCGAATCCGAACGCTGACCGTTACGGTCATCCTCGACCGGGACTACCGCGATGACGACGTGCAGAACATCGTCACCGCCATCGGAATGGTCCGGGGCGTTGAGTCTGCAACGCCGCACGTCGTGACCGGCGCAGATTTGATGAACCGAGAGGTGGCTCGCGGCGAGATTCGCCGAGAGATCATGCAGGCGCTGGAGCAGATGCTCCTGCCCGAGTGGCCAGGCCGCAAGGAAGGCGGACGTCGCTGACGTCTGGTACACTCGCCGGACGCGACAAGGAGCTTGTTTATGAGCATTTCAGCACAGCTCGACTCAGCCGTTTCACCGAACTCCGTCCTAGAGTCGAGCCTTGGCCGTATTTGGCAGCACCATGGCAAGACCGGGTTCGCGATCCTCACGGCCTGGCTCGGTCATCGTCCGGGGGTGACGGATGCCGCCGAGCTGCGCGCCATGAACAAGAAGGCGATGGCCGAACTGCGCTCCGACATCAAGGCGGGCGGGTTTGGTTTCGTGCCCGTCGAAGGTGTCGGCCAAGAGGAGCGAGACGGCAAGATCGTCGAGGCGCCGGAACCGAGCTTCCTCGTGCCGAACAGCAAATCTTCCAAGTCCGGCAAAGCAGGCTTGCCAGCCGAACGTGACGAGCTGCGCAAGCTCGTGATGCGCCTCGGCAAGAAGTACGGTCAGACGGCTGTGCTGGTCCACGACCCGGAGACGGGTTCTGAGATCGTCGCTCCGGACGGCGAGGTCCTCGACAAGTACAAGTCGTTCGGTCCGAACACGGTCGCCAAGTTTTTTACCAGACTGAGCAAGGGCCGCGATGGTCGCGTGGATCGCCATGGCAACAAGGGCTTGGACCGCAAGGGCCGCACGTTTACGCTGGAGTCGCTGGTGTGGTGGGGACTGCGCTACGGCGACCCGCCTGGCGGCTGGCTCGAAGGCATGGCCCAGGACAGCCAGGGCCGAGTCAGGATCGCTGAGTGCAGCGATCGCGTCGAGGACTGGCTGGCCAAGATGGGGATTGCGTGAAGTCGGACCAGGTCCGAGCGATCCTGGAAGACGAAAACCCCGAGGCATTGCTCGCCGACGGCTTCGAGGCCGCGCTCATCGGCGTTGCGCGGCGCTGCGGACAGCCGACGCTCGCGGTCTACGACTACGAGCTGGGGGTCAAGGTGCTCATAGAGCGAGACGGGATGACCTACGAAGAAGCCGTCGAGTACCTGGAGTTCAACACCGTCGGGGCCTGGGTCGGGGGGAACACGCCGATCTGGCTCGTGCGGCCAGAGGCGGAATAGCCGCCGAGCCGGGCCGTCAGCGATCGCGGTCGAAGTTGTCCACGCGCTTGTGTACGGCGTCGATCTTCGCCGACATGCCGATCCAGTCGCGCGTGTAAGTTTCCTTGTCCACGAACTGCTTCGTGGCCATCAGCTCGATCTCGACGAACCGGCGGTCGAAGCTGCGCAGGTCGGACCGGATCTCGTCGAGCTTCTCATCGAGCCCGCCGACCTTGTCGTCTTGGGCGACGAGCTTGGTGTTGGTGCTGGCAACCAGCGTCTGAATCAGAAATCCGATTGATGCCACGAGGATGGCAACGATGCCGCCGACGGCGGATATGAGCCAGAGCGGTATTTCAATCATTGCAATGGCCGTGCTCAGCGTTCGCATGCCAGCCCATAGACCAGCTTCTCCAAGAAGTCTGGGCCGGGGTGAAGTGACCGGTCGAGAAACCGACTGGCACCAGCTCGAACCGCGGCCACTTCCAGCTCGTCCGAGTCGCCCACGACAATAACAGGCAGGTCCTGTTCGCTCCACTTTTCGCGCAGTTGCCCGAGCCACTCCAGCTTCGGGTCGGAGCCCTGCTCTAGGACAATCACATGGAATGGCGGTCGTACGCCGTTGACGTGCATCTCGTCCACGACGCTGACCTCGGCGCCGAGGCGATGCCTTAGCCATTCGATAATTTCTATCGGTGTCTTGCGGTCGCGGTCGATGACTACGACGCGAATGCAGCCGGGGCGACTCGACATGGTTACCATGGAGATCGTCATCGACTCTACGCGACCGGGCGCCGCGATGTCGAGAAGTCGGCCAGCGGCCTCATTGCCAGCAATCAGTCAAGCATTCGACAACCGTCGCGCACTTCTCGCTTGCAGGTCGCGCCGGGGAGTCTGTATAGCTCTCCGTTCACGCTTCCGGGCGGGAGCGCGCGTGACCAGTCCCGCGTGATCGAGAGCAGCAACTCTCAATCACGCAGTAGGGGGCGGCGCGCGCCCTGACTGGAAGCCACGGGACTGCAATCTCTGTGGCGGAACTCGATCTACGTCAAAATGACGCGGCACGCAACGTAGCGTCACGCAACGTCACAAGCGATGCCGTGCGCCGCGCGCGCCAGCGCACCGGCCGCGCCGCCCTCGACGGAATCGCCAACCCAAAGCGCCGTCCGCGGCTGCCCCTAGATCAAGAAGTAAAGAACAACACAACAGACCGGGATGATTCAAGAATCCAGTGGTCCATTTTCGGACCAGTTCCCTTCGGAGGTTCATGGCTCTACCGAAGACGTCTATGGGAACGGTTGAGAGATGAGGCCGCCGAATTGCCCAAGCCGATGAGGTCAGCGATGTACAAGAGAGCCGAGACAATGCGTACCTGCGGATCGACAGTGGATGTTCGCCAGTGCGGAGACTGCGATATGGCCAGAAGCGGATCGGGCCGCTTTACCAAGACCTGCAAGAGCCGGTCATGTCCCGTGTGTTCGCAGACCAGGTCCTCGAACATCGCGGACTTCCTTGAGCATGCCTACGACGAGGTCCCCGCCAGGGACGGCTACCGGTGGCAGTTCGTGGTGCTCACCACCAAGTACGATCCATCGGACACCGTTGACGTCGAGCCCGCCGCCCTCCGATCGCGTGCCCTGCTTGCCGCCAAGCTCGCCCGCGTGGCCTGGAAAGCGCTCGGCGTACCCGGCGCCGCGATGCTTCGGACGACCGAGGTCAGCGCCAGGGGAATGGTCCATGCCAACCTCGTGTACTACGGGCCGCTGATCGATGACCCGGCCGCCCGCGTCACCAAGTTCGAGCTGGACGCCGAGCTGGCGGCAGTCGATTGCCGGGCAGGCCGGTGCAACGTCCAGATCCTCGACTCCGATCCGGTCATGGGACAGCCGGGTAAGCGCGTGAAGTCGGACGATCCACGTGGCTCGAAGTCGGCTGTGAAGCGCGCCGCGAGGTACGCCGCCAAGGGCGTTGCCGCCAAGCGTGCTGGCAAGACGACGTACGGTCCGACCGCGCCCGGCGAAGGCTGGCTCGGAGAGCAGGAAATGGCCGTCGTCATCGATCCGCGCCTGGCCGCCCGTTGGGAGATCGCGGCCTACCGCCTCCAGCTCACGCAGCGGTACGGCGCACTACGCAAGCTCGACCTCGTCGAAGACGCGCAGCCGCTGCCCGAGGATGATGCGGAGACGCCGTGCGGCGGTTGCGGCGTCGTTGGCCATTGGAAGTGGGCGCGCTGCGATACGGAGGCGTGGGTCAGGACGAACCACGAGCGCGGACACGCGGCCCTACAGGGATCGACCTGGGCGCCGCGAGCGCGATCGTGCCTAGAAGGAGACGGATGATGTAGGCTTGGTGAATGTCGAAGCGGATCAGCAAGTTTGTCATCAAGGGAACCGAAAAGGTCCGCGAGGGCACGTACAAATTCGACGTCGATTTGGGCAAGACCTCGATCAGAGTCATCGTCTACCCAAACAAAAGAATGCAGGTGCTTGGCAACGATTCTGTGCAGTGGCTTCAGTCGGATCTGACGGATGCCCAGCAACAGAAGCTGCTCGCCTTGGTGGCGAAAGCGGAGCGCGTGGTGAAAGAAGAATCGTTGGTTGTGGAAGAAAGCCTGCCGGAGGACCCCTGGAGGTACTTCGTCAAGACGCCGGGCGCGCTCCTCGTGCCGATCTGCATCGGCAATCAAGATCGCCCGCTGTGCCTGCACAATATCCGTGCTCGCCCCAAGGGGATCATGAACGCGGCCAAGTACATGCGCCTCGCGTACGAGGGCAAGAACAAGAAGCGAAAACCGATCAGTCTACGCCTAAGCCGCGACGGCGAGTTCTCGATCGTCGATGGCAACAGCACGTTTGCGATCGCTGTCGCCAACGGCTGGAAGCATATCCCGGCCGAGGTGGATAGTTCCGCGCTCATAGGGCTGGCGAAGGAGAACCGCGAGAGCATGGCCGCGACGCTGGAGCACGCGGCGTTCAACGCATGCCCAGCCTGCGGCACCAGGCTCACGGAGATGTCCGCCCGTGAACTTAGGCAGAAGCTGCGCAAGGAGGGCTGCATCGAGCTGCGACAAAAGGGCAGCCACCTGCAAGTGCAGTGCGGAAAGTGCCAGTCCACGATTCCGATGCACAAGGGTCGCGACATCAAGCGCGGGACACTGGGCGCGATCGAGCGGTCGTTGGAAGTCTGCCTCGGCGACGACTTCCTCTAACCGGCAGTCGTCTGCCGGTCACCGGTATCGAGCAGGCCCAAGTCCTTGGCCAGACTCTGAGCATGCCTGGCCGAGGCGATCTGGACGTCGGCGAACATCGTGGTCACTTCGGCGTTGGCGCGAGAGGTCGTTTTGCGAATCAGCTTGCGCTTGGCCTTGATCGAGGCGTCGATTTCGACCTTCTGTTGCTTGATGAGTGCGGCGTAGTCGCTCAGCTCGGCGTCCAGCTTGAGCTTCGACGCCTCCAGCTCCACGACGTCCGCGTCGAGCTTGGACACGGTGCCGATGATTCCTCGGCCCCAGTCGCCGCCTCCGTTGGGCAGGCGCTCGATCCATGCGATGTCAGTGTTCGGGTTCGTATTCGTGTTCGACATTCTGCTTCTCCTTCATGGGCGCTTTCCGCCTTGGGGTTGACCAGCGTACACTGTGCCGACGATAGGCTGATAGGACTATGCGAACCGTGCCAGTCGAAAAAACTCAACCCAACGTGCCAGTGCAGGAACTGGAGTCGATGCTGTACGCGATCGCTCGCGGAATAGTCGATCACCCCGACGAGGTCGTGATCTTCCCGGCGTCCGGCCACGGCTTCGTGCACTTTGAGCTGCGCTGCGACAATAGCGACGTCGGAACGCTGGTTGGCAGGCGCGGGATGCATGCCGACGCCATCCGCACGCTCATGATGGCGGCCGGTGCCGTGAGAAAAATGAGAGTGACGTTGCAGATCCTGAGCCGCGACGGGGACGACCACTTTGCCACGGGTGGCTGATGTCCCGAAGACACCACTTCTCGCATGGGCTGCCAGGCATACTGGGCGTCATTCGCTCGAACCCGGAGGTCATCGCCGTGTTCCCTGAACTGAGCGCAACCATCATTCCACACGCCCAGGAAATTCGGATACGACGAGGAGACTCGGCCGATATCGGCGTGCAGTTCCAGAACGACGCCGACCCTCCGGACGCCTTCCAGATTCCCGGCGGTAGCGTTTTGCGCTGGGCGGCCAAGATTGGGTTCGGCCAGACCGAGCGCGAGGGCGTGGTCGTCGGCAACGACGGCGCGCTCCTGGTCAAGCGGAGCTACTCCGCCGACGAGATCGAGATGCCAACCTCCTCCAGGGCCGTGATTCACATTGGTCGAGAGGAGGCGCTTTCCCTGCCGCTGACGTTCGCTGTATGGGACCTCGAAGCGACCATGCCCACGACCCCGCTGGCAATCCCGCCGGGGGCCACGGCCATGTTGCTGGCTGGCAGCGACGTGGTAATTGCTGGCCCGATCACCAACTGGGAGGCGCTCGGGGCACGTGCCGGGTGCCTGATCACGATTCAGGGTCGGACGGTGCTCGTGTTGGAGCGGCTGAGCCAGGTGCACCTGCGCGTGGATTTCTCGGGCTGGATCACGGCGGCGGCTGCGATCTTCAGCCTGAGTCGATCGGTGACCAGGACGCTGGCCTCGGGGCCGTTCGTGGTCGAGGGCGACGTCGTGCTGTGATCTTGTGTAAAAGTTGACAAACTTACGTATCGCCATCACAGTTGATAAGCATGGCAGACCTAACTAAGTGCCGAGGGTGCGGAAAGCCCCTGTTCGACACAAATGAGCGCAACAACCGAGCCGTGAGTATCCAGTTCGGTACTCTCGAAGGAGACAAGGAATCTCCGCAGTGGAGCAGCCCAGCCCCCATGAAGAACACATGGGGACGGATGCACGAGCGGTGTTTCCTGTTGGTCATCGGTGACCGCCGTGGTGTCGAGCTGGCGGCCCGTCACGCAGGCTAGTAACAACGGGTATTGACAAACTCTTGTGACCCACTCATATTGTGGGTCATGGGAACCCGATTTGTAGACGTACCGGCTGACGCGATTCTGGGCGAGCTGCGAGCAATCGCGAGCGCTGTGCAGGGCAAGCGAGGCTACTCCAGCGAGGGCGTCGCGGGGCGCGAGATAGTGTTCGACATTGGGCCGCCGGGCGGCGTCGCAGTGGTGCGCGTGTATACGTCGCTCGCGCTCGGCGAGGACGCGGTGCGCGACTGCGGGGAAGACGCCGTGCGGCTGGTGTTGGGCGCGGTGATGCCCAGCGACACCGGGCTTCGCTTCAAGCCCCTGGGCGAGTCCAGGCGCATCTACCGGACGGCTCCCAAGGGCACGGCCGACGAGCGGGTTGCGGTCTTCATGAAGCGCCTGCGCGATGCCATCCGCGAGTTCTACGCGATGGCCCTGCGCGTGCCGTCATGCCCGAGCTGTGGGGGCCCGCTGGTCCGGCGCGAGAGCAGGGACGGGCGGGCCTTTCTGGGGTGCGCCAGGTACCCGGTATGTCGCGGAACGAGGCCCGCGTGAGCCGGGTCATCGGGCGCTCAGTCAGCCTCTTGACAAACTGCCCTGATGGCATCATATTGATGGCGTGGCAAAGGAACACATCAAGATGAAGATCACCGTGAGCTACTCCTCTATCGACCGGTGCTACAAGACTCGGTCATTCGCGACCCTCGCGGGCGCGCGCAAGTTCGCGCACCGGTGCGTGGGCGCGCACCCAGAAATGGGCGGCTACTACGCCGTGTCCGGAGACGGCATCGGCAAGATCACCGTGAGAGGGGACGCGAGCCTCAAGGACTTGTTCCCGGAGCCCGCTGAGGACGACGGCCCGGCCTTGGGCAGCGACGAATCGAAGTACGACGATCGAGGCTGGCCCAAGTCGAACTCCTACCTGTGACGATGATGCTCAACCCGAAAGGAATCCAGAGCGATGAAGATCAAGATTGAAATCGGCACCGGCAACGAGGCTTTCTCGGACGAGAATCTGTGTCCAGAGGTAGCACGCATCTTGCGCAAGCTCGCGGACAGCATCGAGCGCGACGGCAAGCTGGAGCCCGGCGATAGCAGTCGGCTCATGGATTTGAACGGCAACGCCGTTGGCTTTTCCAAGGTAACCCGGTAGCTCGCTGACCCGCCCAGAGAAGGAACAGAGCAATGATTTACGGAAACAAGTATGACCGCTCCATCGACATCGTCGAGATTGCCAAGCGCGTGCGCGCCGACGTCAAGACCGCAGTGGCCGAGGGCAGGCTGCCTGCTCCGTTCGCGGTCGGCGTGCGCGTCCAAAAGTATTCGGGCGGCCGAAGCTTGCACGTGACCATCAAGGACATGCCCGGCGACATCTTCAGTTTGGACTTCATCGCCTGGTATGTCGCCAATCCGCACGAACCCTTCCACGACGCTCCGGCCAGGTACACGCCCGAGGCCAGGGCTGCGCTCGACTGCATCGAGGAGATTGTGGGCGCGTACAACCACGACGGTAGCGACATCTCGACCGACTACTTCAACGTCAACTTCTATGAGCACATTTCGTTTGACGAGGCGCTCGAACAATCCAGTCGAGGGCGCATCCTCGCCCGGATGGCCGAGGCCGCGTCGGCCGGTCCCGAGCCGACGGTCGAGCCCGAAAAGGTGGCCGTGGGCGCCGAGCGCCCTGGCATGAACTTCACCGTCGGCGACATCGAGATCACCACGACGCTGCGCGATATCTACCCGAGCAACGTCATCCCGTTTCCGGTGGGCGGCCGACGTGGCATGGCCCGTCGCTAGCCTCTTGACTAACGCAAGTCTCCCGCTTAGATTGTGCTCGGAAGGACAAGGCATCATGACCGATTTTCACCACAAGTTGCTCTCTGGGTTGAATCCCGAGCAACGCGAAGTCGTGCTCCACGACAAGGGGCCGTTATTGGTGGTCGCCGTCGCCGGGGCAGGCAAGACTCACGCCCTGGTCAACCGGTGCGGCTACCTAGTGCGCGTGCGCGGGGCTGACCCGTCGCGCATCTTGGCGGTCACATTCTCCAAGGCGGGGGCCTCGGAGATGCAAGAGCGACTCGAATCGCTAATCGGCTCGTCCGGCGCGCGCATCGGCACGTTCCATTCGCTCGGACTGGAGATCGTCTTCTCTGAGCGGCCCGAGATGAAAAGCTGGAAGATCGACGACTCCGACCGTTACCGGCTCTGCCTCAAGGACGCTGTCGGCTACAAGGAGATGGACTGGAAGGACCACGACATCACCATGCTCAGCTCGTTCGTCGGCCTGTGCAAGGCGAACCTGGCGCGGCCCGAGAGCGACGTGGCCAAGGCCATCGCCGAGGACATCTACAGGCGCGTGCGAAAGCCTTGCGCGCATCCAGGCATGAGCCTGCGGGCGTACGCGCGCGCGGAGGAGCTGCGTCGGGAACGGCTGCTGCTGACCTTCGACGACATGCTCGTCGAGTCGGTCGAGCTGCTGCGTGATAACGACGCCGTGCGCTCGCGCTGGGCCAGCCGGTACGACTACGTGCTCCAAGACGAGGCGCAAGATCAAAACCTGGCGCAGCTCCTGATGGGCGAGCTGCTGGCCCAAGACCACAAGAACTACATGCTGGTCGGCGATCCAGCGCAATGCATTTACACCTGGCGCGGGGCCAAGCCGGAAAAGCTGCTGAACTTCGAGTCCGCCTGGGGCGCCAAGGTGGTGCGGATGGGTCGCAACTATCGCTGCGGACAATCGATCATCGACGTGGCGAACGCCTCACTCGACTCGATGGACCCGACCACCAAGCTCGATATCAGGATGATTGCGGAGCGTCGCGAGGCGGGTAGCGATGACGTGGTCGAAGGCGAGGTGACCTGTCGTCAGTACACGACCATCGACGACGAGGGCTTCGGGATTGTCGATCAAATCCAAGCGCTGGTCGAAGACGGCCGCAAGCCCAAGGACTTCGTGGTGCTCTATCGCGTGAACGCGCAATCGAGGTCGCCCGAGGAGGCGCTGATCACGGCGCGCATTCCATACCGTGTCATCGGCGGCGTGAGCTTCTACGAACGTAAGGAGGTCAAGAACCTCCTGGCTTACCTGCGACTGGCCAACGGCGGTGGCACTCTCGACGACGTCGGACGCTGCATCAACACGCCCTTCCGATATCTCGGCAAGGCATTCGTGGACAAGGTTCGCGAGGAGGCCGAGAAGCGCGCCGCGATGACCGGCCCAATCAACTGGTCCGATGTCGTTCGCGTTGTCGCGGATCGCGCAGGCATGCAAAGTCGGCAACGGCAAAGCGCGCTCGGTTGGGCCGACATCCTCGATCGCATGCACGCGCGGATCGCAAAGGGTGTGACCGCGACGCCTGGAACGCCCGCCTATGAGGAGTCGCTGCCCGCGGCCATCCTTGAACGAATCGTTCTCGAAACTAGGTACTCCGAGGCGCTGCTCAAAGAGGAGGGCGAGGAGAGCACCGAGAACAGCCGTGTGAGCAACGTGCGCGAGATGATTCGAGCGGCTGGCCGATTCAACTCGGCCGCCGACCTGCTCGACTACGTGGATGTCACCATCAAGGCCAGCAAGGCCAACTCGAAGGACAAGGACCCAAACCAAGTCACGCTGTGCACGCTGCACCGCGCCAAGGGCCTGGAGTGGCCCGTCGTGTTCCTGGCTGGCGTCTCGGACCTCATCTTGCCGCACGGCAAGGCTGAGGAGCCCGAGGAGGAGCGTCGGCTCTACTACGTCGGCGTGACGCGCGCGCGCGACATCCTGCACGTGAGCTGCGTGAGAACCATCGCCTTCGGGAGCAAGCTCCGCGAAGTGGCCCCGAGCCCGTTCTTGGCCGAGTCCGGGTTGACCCCGGTTCCGGTGGGCGGAAAGGCCGCGATGGCAAGCTAGTAAGCGTGGCTTGTCCGCCCCCCCCCTGGACAAGCCGTGCTTCTGCCCGCTTCCCCGCCCATGTACGCCTGCCTTTCCTTCCAGTTTCGGTCAAGGCGTCATGCGGGGGAGCGGGGTCTTTTTACGTTGTCGTCCAGGCCCAGGCGATTAGGCTGCTCGGGCACAAGGAGAAGTCGATGCAGATCAGACCGCTCGGAGATCGCGTGCTCGTGTCCAGGATCGAAGCTGAGTCGGTGACGACTGGCGGCCTCCTGGTGCCAGACAACGCCAAGGAGAAGAAGGATCGGGCGACTGTGATCGCCGTCGGCGACGGCCGCGTGATGGACGACGGCGCGGTGATACCGCTCGACGTCAGAGCCGGAGACCTGGTGCTATTCGGCAGGTACTGCGGCACCGAGGTAGAGGTGGACGGCAAGAAGCTGCTGATGATTGGCGAGGACGACGTGCTCGCGATTATCGAGCCCTGACCGGACGAAAAGTAGACACGGGCCGAGTCTGGGCCCTATGCTGACCACCAGCGGAGGGTCTTCCCCCATGTCGGTCTCACCAATCACGACTTTCGGTGTCTTCAAGAGCTTGCTCACGCAGGCCGTGAACAACGACAGCACGCTGTCGAGCACGGTCAAGTCTTCGATGCTGGCGAGGCTCAACGAGCTGCCGCGCGAGGTCGGCATCGCGCTCGACTTCTCGACGGTGGAGAGCGTGGCTGGCTTCGTGTCGGTGAGCCAGATCACGCGCTCGGTCGAGGTCGCCATCGGCGCGTCCGGCTCGAACCGGGCGACCTGGGGACTACTGAGCTTCGGGGTGCCGCTGACCATCGGCGGCATGAAGACGGCTGCCGGGTTCTTCGCTGGCAACACTGGCGCGAGCGCCAACTCGCCGGTGGCCATCGCCGACGTGGCCCTGGAGTACCGTCTGTCAGCGACCGACTCCTGGAAGTCGTTCGACCGCAACACCGTGCTGTATGGCGTGACCGCGATTCAGTTCGCGGCGACCATTGCCGATCAGGTGGCGGCAGTCGCGTTGCCGGGGCTGCACCTGGGTGCCGTTCAGGAGTAGACCGCGAGACATCGGGGACTGATTTGGGGCGCTGGCTGAGGCGATGGTGGTGGTTGCTGTGGCTGGTCGTATGTGCCAGCTGCATGCGCCGCGAGGCCATGGCTCCACATGCCGACCACGGCGTTGCCGACGCCGATCGTGTGGAGCATCCAGCGAAAGCGGGACCCGTGGACGATCGCCTTGACCTGGACAGGGCAGTCGTTGAGAGAGAGATGTCAGGGGCGGAGTCTTCGGCGATCGAGGGCACCGGAAACCTCGGCTCCGGCCACGGGCGTATGGGTGGCGGATCCGAGGGCTCCGGTTTCGGCGCAGGCCACGGGCGCCTCGGTGGCTCCGAGGGTCTCGGCCTCGGTCACCGGCCCACGCCGCCAACCACGGGGCTCGGTGCGCCCGCCGACCACGCCGCTGAAGACCCGGTCGAGAACCCATCGGCCACGCCGACGACCGCGGACCCGCTGGCAACGGTTCAGTCTGTCGTGGACAAGTTCGGCTCGGCGAACATTGCGTTCAATCCGCCGAAGTCGATGATCATGGGGGACAAGAAGCTGGTCGAGCTGCTGCTATCACCGGCGGAAACCCAGGCTGCGCTACGGTCCGGGCTGCCAGCCGAGGACCAGGGCTCGGCCGAAACGGCTGCGGTCCAGGTTGCTCCACGCATGGAGGCGAGACTTACCGGTCTCGGCTTTGCGGTCGAGAGCCTGTCTCCGCCCGAGCAGGCTGTGGGCAAGTCGCAGCGCGCGCGTTGGTCGTGGCTCGTGGCGCCGACGGCGGAAGGAATCCAGTTCCTGCACCTGTCGCTGTCCGCTCGGATTAGCGTCGAGGGGCACGATACCCCGTTCGTGGTCAGGACATTCGACCGGGAAATCGCGGTGAAGGTGACGACGATGCAGCGGCTACAGACGCTGATCTCGGAGCACGGTGGCTGGGCTTGGGGCGCAATCGGCGTCCCGGTGTTTGGCTATCTATTGGAGCGGTACAGAAAGCGCCGCAAGCAACAAGGAAAGGTAGAGAGTGATCATGGGTAAGAGGCTGTTCGTAGGAAACCTGGCATGGGGAACAACCGATCAAGACTTGGTTGATTTCTTCGGCGCCGGGACGGTGAGCGCGAAGGTCATCATGGACCGCGAGTCCGGTCGCTCGCGCGGATTCGCCTTCGTCGAGGCGGAGTCTGATGCGGACGCCGAGCGCATCATGCACACGTTCGCCGGAGCCGATCTCCAGGGGCGCGAGCTGCGCATCAACGAGGCCGAGGAGCGGACGAGGTCGGATAGTCGGCCACGCTCAAGCGCCGGTGGCGGCGGCGGTTACAGCGGCGGCGGCCATGGCGGCGGCGGGCGTTATGCGCCTTCAGCAGCTCCGCCAGAGGTGCGACACGGCAAAGGCTCGCGGCGCCGCGGCCGAGGCGATCACGACGGCGACAGTTGGTAGGTCGCTTGCCAAACCGATGCAGTCGTATTACTACAGCATGCGCATCGGAGTTTCGGGAGGCTGAATGGCGTACACGGACAAGCAGGTCGAGTTCCTCCCAACGTCGGCGTGGGCCGTGCTGCGTTTCCTCGAAGAAGTAAATCTGCCAGGTGGTCGCTGGCTGGAGCCGTGCGTGGGCGGCGGCTCGATCATCAAGGCGGTCAACAGTGTTCGCGACGACATCGAATGGGTGACGGTGGACATCAAGAGTCGCCCTGAGTTTCCGGCGCAGCATGTTGGCGACTACACGAAGCTCTACCGGGAGCTTGGGGCTTTCGACGTGGCGATCTTCAATCCGCCATTCAGCAGGGCGCTGGAGTTCGTGCAGTGCGCTGTTCGGCAGGCTCGACACGTGTGCATGTTCCAGCGCCTCAACTGGATCGCCAATGGCACTCGCGCCCAGTGGCTCAGGCCGAGGATGCCGGGGCTACACATACTGCCCAATCGCCCAGGTCACTTTGCCGAAAAGGGCAGCACGGACATGCAGGAGTACGCCTGGTTTTTGTGGCCTCGCCAGTACGACGAGGTTCGGATCCTGTCAAACACCAGCAGCGCCACGCGCAAGCAAGATCGACTGCTTGCGACGGCAGGGCAGGACTTGGCCGATCGACAGATGGCGCTGTTCCCCGATCTGTGATGAACCCCGGAATCACAAAGACAGTTGCGCTGCTGAACGCGCACGGGTTCGACACCTGTGACTCGGGCGATGGGGAGACGCACGATTACTCATGCGATCGCGAGCGCGGGTACGTGGTCGTGCGCCTGCGCTCGGACCAGCCGCTGGAGGCGTCTGCGGATAGCGTTGCGGCGCTACTGAAGGCGCACGGAGCGCCAGTCGGCGAGCCAGTCAGCGACTCTGGCGGTGTCATCATCCAGGCCAACTACTGCCCGCACGACGGGATTCGCCTCATAGACGTGGAAGGAATACACGATCGGATGCTCACGACGCCGCCTGCTTGACAAACCGTATCTACGTCATGGATAATGTCGGTAGATGGACAACTCAAACGCAAAAATCCTAGATGCAGCAGGCTTTGCGGCCGAGAAGCATGAGGGTCAATTCCGAAAGAATGCCGCCGGTAAGAAGGTTCCGTACATTGTTCACCCGCTGCGTGTAGCGGCCAGCCTCGCGCGCGCGGGCGCTCACGAGGATGTGATCGTTGCGGCCATCCTGCACGACACGTTGGAGGACACGGACACGACGCGCGCGGAGCTGATCGACCGGTTCGGGCGGTGGGTTGCGGACACGGTTTTAGAGGTGACTGACGACAAGATGTTGTCCAAGGACGAGAACAGAAATCGCCAAGTCGCCAAGGCTCCATACATGTCTGATGGAGCCAAGCTGATCAAGGTCGCGGACAAGGCCGACAACGTGATGAGCATAGTCGAGTCGCCTCCGAGATGGAGCGACGAGAAAAAACTCCTGTATGTCGAGAGCGCGACTCGCGTAGTAATCGCGCTCGGGCTCGGGTTCGAGCACGCGGAGCTTGTGGGGAGATTCTGGTCTGCCGTAAGCGTGACCAGGGCGTCGATCGCCGCGGCCGCGTAACTCCAAAGATGCCTGCTTCTACGGACAGCGGCAGGACAATGGCAAGGTCGGCAGTCGCCGCGCTCTGCTTTGTCTCCTGGGTCTCTCTCGCGCTGGCGCAGTCTCCTGTCGCCGACGACTCGCGCAGCGAGTTGCTTCGAGTCCTGGTGGCCGAGTCTCGCTGGAACACGCCGCGCTCACATGCCGCGATGCTTCACGTTCTGCGTAGGTTCGCGGTCAGGCGTGGCGTGACAGCGGCGCAGGCCGCAGACAGGCTCGTGTGGGCATACAGTAACGCTCAATCGGATCACCCCTGGATCCGCTACCTCAATGGATCATGTGAACGACCTGACTACTACAAAGGCACATGGCCGAAGGACAAGTGCTTGAGAGTGGTTGATTTCATTGACTCATTCGAGTCTGGGAGGGTTGCAGATCCTTGCGCGGGCCAAGCAAGCGGGTGGCGTTCGCCAAGAAGCCAGGCTCTGCGCTACGCTTTGCGCCACGGGTTTCTGCGCGTGAAGTGCCGAGGGGGCACCTCGCTCGCCTTTGTGAAGGAGAAAAAGCATGGACGACAGTGAGCGCGCGAAACGCAGAGAGGCAATCAAAGCGTTGGGCAGAAACCCTCCGAGCAGCGCTGAAATCCGGGACAAACTTCGGCTAACACGCAAAGACTATGCGTTCCCGAAGATCAGATCCTGTTGGGGCCACGATTGTCGCACTGTTGTTTTCGGCGGCGGCCTCTGCACGTTCTGCTCTTTCACGCAGGCGGAGATTGAGATCGCGGCCGCCCATGCGTGGGTAGAAAGGGCTCAGATCACACCCGAGGCAGAGGTCGATGTTGCGCACGCGACTCGGGCGAGAGATGCGCAAGAGGTGAATGATCTGCCGAACAATCGCGGGCCGCGCGTGAGCCCGGTCGGACTCGCGGTCGTGTGCCTGATGATCGTGTTCTCGCTGGTCGCGGCATACGCGCAGAAGCACGAGGAATCGCGGGTATCTGCGCAGCAGATCGCCGGGGACTGACGGTGGTAAGCGGGACAAAAGCCTATGTTATTCGTTGAGCCAGACGAGATCGAAATCATCCCCGCCGGTCGCACGAAGTGCCAGGCGTGCGAGGGGCGCTACGCCTCGTGGCGCATGGGCACGACCGAGGCGCCAATGATCAAGCGTGACCTGTGCGGATGGTGCGCGCTCTACGACCAGAAGACGGCCTGGGCGCACGACAACCGCGAGGAGCTGGCTCACGTGGGCGAGATGGTGCTCGGATACGCGCGCAGGTCGGTCAACAAGAAGGCCGTCATTCCCGAGCTGGACGATCAACATCGTCTCGATCCGGACGCTGCCGATCGATTCTTCATGGGCGTGGTGTTCACCAGTCGGATGCTTGGTAGCGGGCCGCTCGGCCGAATGACCAAGGTCGGCGCAGCTGCGAGGGAGTTGCTTGATGACGACGAGCCCGCTGTCTAGCTCGTGGCCGCGCGTGCGCGTGGGCCAAAGGGTTCGGCTACTGAAGAATGGCGCTGATGGCGAGGTCGTTGGGGTTCGCCTAGCGCGAGACGTGCTGCGCACGATGACCGAGATGGACGCGATATTGCTTGGGCCCAAGTGCCAGGCGCTATACGGCGTAGGCTGGATCGACATCTACTACGAGGCGGACGTGAGGCTTGGAGAGGGCGCGCTCGTGACCGTGGGGCCGAATGGTATCGAGCGAGTGCTTCCCGATCGGCGTTGACAATCTAGGCTGATACGATAGGATGTTTTGATGCAGTCCGATCGCGACAAGACACTTCGGGAGGCGATGGATGCAACCTCGGAGCGATCGAGGTCCGCAAGAGCTGGTAGACGATCCAAGATCCAGGTCACCAAGCCATGGCGTGTCCTGGAGGAGTCGTGGCACGAACAGATGCGGCTGACGTTCGGTAAGAAGTACCAGTCGTCGCCGTGGGGCGTGGCCGAGACGAGCCTCGCCAAGGCGCTGCTAAAGGAGGTCGATTTGGAGACGGCCACCAAGATGGTCCAGGCGTTCATCCCGGCCTGGAAGAAGGATGGGACGCCAGGGTTCGGCTACTTCTGGAAAGCGCGGGATTCGTACCGAGCCATCGCGCTCGGCCAGGTGAAATCGAAACGCGAGCGCATCAACCAAGACGAGTTCAACGAGGCCAGGGACGGCCATTTACCCGATATAGGATGGTGAGTTTGCACACGACGTGACATGGCGTTACACTACAGGCGTGGCAGGCAATACATGCGAGTCGAGGGATACAGAAACCGGCTAACTGCCGATCACTTCGAGCTGATGCGAATTCCGCGTCGCTTCTGGGGCGCCTCTGTCTCCGAAATCGAGCCGCTGACCAGGAAAGTCATCGTCAGCTACCTCCGCCAGCTCGACGACATGCTCGACCGCGGTGCCGGTATCTTGCTCTGGGGCAGGAACGGTCGCGGCAAGACGAGCGCGGCGGTGTGCGTGGCCAAAGAGGCTCGCCGTCGCGGCGCATCCGTGTTGATGGTCACCGCAGCCGCCCTCATCGAGGCGGCCAGGGAACGGTCCACCGAGGATCGGCAACTTGTGGAGCGCGTGCGCGGCGTGGACTTTCTTTTGCTCGACGATCTCGACAAGGAGTACCCCGGCGACAGCGGGTACTCGGAGCGATTCCTGGAGAACCTGTTTCGCGAGCGCGGAGCGAACCGGCTCACGACCTGGATCACCTCGAACGCTGGGCGTGACGGTCTGATCGAGCGTTACAAGATTTCCATGATGGAAGTGCTCAAGGAGATGGTCGTGCCAGTGCGCATGAGGACGGGCATCGGCGAGAACGGTGACGAAGGCGAGAATCACCGCGACGACGAGCAGAAAAAACTGAGCGATCAGCTTCTGGCTAAGGTAGGTTAGGCAGTCCTGGGCCTGACGTGGCCGATGTGAATTCGGCTGGCAGCCACGTCGCTGTTGGTCCTGACTTGTCAGCAATAGGGGTGCGGACGTGGACATTGATGCGGCAATCCTTTGGTGCGCGACGCGAGACGACAGCGCGTTGAAGATGGCCAAGTCGCTCGGCGTAACCGATCGGCTGCTGAACGGTAACGCCAAGGCGGCTTGGAAGTTCATCGGCGAGTACCAGGAAAAGTACGGCACGATCCCAAGCGTCGGACTCATCGTCGAGAACAGCGGCTGCGTCGTGAAGCCGCCGGACAGCGAGGAGGATCGCGTCGAGCTGCGATACGTTGTCGATCAGCTCTATGATCGCTTTCAGTTCAAGTCGCTCAACTACGGCCTCGGCAAGTCGAGCGAGGCGCTTGAGAACGGTAACCAGCAAGAAGCTGTAGACGAGGTCCTCAAGCTATCCGATCACCTACGCTCCGAGCGAAGGGATCAGCTTCAGATCCACTCGCTCGGCGACGTGGCGCCGGACGTGCTCGCGATGTACGAGCGCGTAAAGCGCGGCGAGACTGGCGTGCCGTTCCCGTGGCAGACCATGACCGACATGACTCTCGGCATGTGGCCAGGGACGCTGACGTTCTTCGTAGCTCGTCCTGGTGTCGGTAAATGCGTCCACGAAGACACCGAGATCATCGATCCGGTCACCGGCGTGCCGACCTCGATTCGGCAGGTATACGACAGTCGCGGCTTTGCTCGCGTGGCGAGCTGGTCGAAGGAGCGTGGCGTCCACGCCGTGCCGATCTCGGCCAAGGTGGACACCGGGAGAAAGGAATGCCTGCGGGTCACGTTTCGCACAGGGCGAACGATCACGGTCACGCCAGAGCATCCATTCCTGTCGCCAGAAGGTTGGCTACGAGCCGACGCGATCAAAGTCGGAATGACCATGGCCTTGCCCGCCAGGATGCCAACGCCGGAGCAGCCCGTGTCGCTGAGTCCGCTCGAAGTGGATCTGCTCGCCGTGCTTCTCTCGGAAGGCAGCTATACCGGACACCACACCGGGTTCACCACGTCCGACGCGAGCATCCTTGAGATCGCGCGCGCGGCGGGCGAGTGGGCGGGTGCGCCGGTGAAGCATCGCAGTCGCTACGACTACGACTTTGTGCGTCCAGCTCAGTCTGCCGAACCGAACGCGGTCAGAGAGATTCTGCGCCGTCACGGGATCGCCGGAACGCTTGCCAAGCACAAGGTTTTGCCGGAGGCGATCTGGCGATTGCCGCTTGAACAGCTGTCTCGTTTCTTGTCTGTGTTCTGGATGTGCGACGGGTACGTGGACGCGGCTCCAGGGGTCACGCTTGCATCTGAGAGGCTCGTTCGGCAGATCCAGTCGCTGCTGCTGCGTCTCGGTGTCCAGTCATCTGTCGGAGAAAGGACAGCAAAAATCGGAGAGGCTTCGTATCCGGCGTGGAGGCTGCGTGTTCACGCGGAGTGCTTCGAGGCGTTCGCGGCCGGGACGTCGCTCTGGGGAGACAAGAAGGACAGGCTCGACGCGCTTCTGACCATGGAGCGTAACCCAAACATCGGCTTTCCGAGGGTTAGCGACGAGACGATTGAGGCGTTGCGGCGAGTCTCCGACTCAGGGACTGGCCGATGGCAGGGCGGCAAGCATGAGATGGTGGCCGCGGCGCTTGACAGGGTTCAGTTTCAGTTCCGAGACATGTTCGGAGCCAGCAACAGCATCAAGAAGACGGCTTTCGTTGGCTTCGCAGAGGTGTACGGGATCGCCGATCAGTATGCATGGTGGTGGAACTCCGACATCTTCTGGGACGAAGTGGTGACGATCGACTCGGTGGGCGAGCAGAAGATTTACGATCTCACGATCGCCGACACACACTGCTTCGTGGCCAACGATGTCATCGTTCACAACACTTGGACAGCGGTCATCATGGCCATGCACGTCTGGCAGGTGGCCAAGCTCAAGGTGCTAATCGTGTCGCCTGAGCTTGGCCGAGTTGAACTTGGCGAGCGGTGCGTGGCCAAGTACGGAGGGTTTTCGTACAAGGACATGGTCAGCGCCGAGTTGGGCGTGTTCGCCGAGCCCAAGTTCTACCAAGTGATCGAGGAGTTGAAGACCAACGGCGATGGCCTCTACATCCTCGACGATGAGGATCGGTTGCAGCCCGACTACATCGAGCAAGCGGTGGAGGCGGTTCGGCCGGACCTCGTGATCATCGACAGCCTCTACATGCTGCGCGTCGAGCGCGGCAAGGTGAAGTCGGGCGCTGGCAGCAAAGGCGACCGCATGGAGCGCGTGGTCGAGACCATCAACTGGATGCGCGGATTGTCACGCAAGAAGCGCTCGTTCGCCCCGGAGGGATTGCCGGTGGTTGGCATCCACCAGCTCTCGCGAGACGGCAAGGTGCGCTCCGACGCCGCGAAGTCCATCAAGTCCGGGCGTGGCACCGGCGGCCTGGAGGACACCGTAGCCCTGTCGGACGCCCTGTTCTGGAACGCGCACAACCTGTTCGCGATGTACCAGGACCAGTACATGATGCAAGATCATCAGCTCATGTACGTTCCGCTCAAAGCGCGCCGTCAGACGAAGGTGTCGAGCCTCGTGATCAACTGGGACTTGGTCACAATGGACTTCAAGGAGTTGGGCACGAAGGTTGGCGATCAGACCGCGGCGTATCAGGATGAGGAGATGGAGGTTCCGTACTGATGAATATAGAAACCATCATCGGCCTCGTCGGAGTGACGCTGGCGATTACCGTTGGCGGCGTGATCGACGAGCTGAGAGGATGGCTCGTTGGCTTCGCCGTGCCGTACAACCCGCTAAGAGTGCTCGGCAACATGCTGTCATCGACGATGATCGTTGGGTTCTTTTGCGGAGCCTTGTGGGCAGCGTTTGCCAGACACGACCCGGCGCTGTCGGGCGGCGTGGTGGCTATGGCCTCAGCTGTTGCCGATGAAGGACTCGCGCTGCTGCACGGCCTCGTCCGCAGGGTGATGCCGTATAGACCGCCGCAGCCGATGCCAATGCCTATTGAGATCCCGGCCAAGACAAGGGCGCCAAAAAACGAGGACGAGGCTCATGACGAAATGGACCGCAGGGACGCGGAGCGAGAAGGGTGAGCGGGCCATCGCGTGGCGCGGTGATCCTTTCTGCACTGCGGTGGCTTGTGCGGCGCGAGATGAGTCGCTTCCCGGCTCAGGACGAGGGCGGCAGCGAGGTACTCCACGTCATCGACGCGGAGCTGGAGTTGGAGAAACAGGAGCGAGGAGAAGCAGATGACAGCAAGGAGAGCTAAAGGATTCCCGATCAGCCCCAGAGCGGATTTTGTGTTCGTGGCTGACTACGGCCAGCCGGACATGACGGAAGGCGGGCTCATGATCGGCGACAGTGGCACGGACTACTGGCGCTACAGAGCCAACGATTGGCGATTCGGGGAGGTGATCGCCATCGGCCCCGGTTCTTGGTCGGAGGACGGCAGTCGCCGACTGCCAATGCCTCGGATCGAAATCGGTGACGTGATCATGTTCAGCCGTAAGCACGGCACACGTCTGCCGGGAGACATGCGCTACAAGCATCCGCTGTACTCCAAGGGTCCCGCCGCCGACGGCTTGCTCATTCGCGTGCTCGATCCCATGAAGTGCCAGGCAGTCTGCGCCGACTTCAAGCCATGGTGGAACATCCACCTGAGCCAGCTCGAACCGTCCAACACGATGACGGGCTGATATGCAGGCCGACGAGCTGGCATCGCTGCTCCAGGGCGCGGGCGCAGAGCGCGTGCGCGTAATCTCTCACTCCAAGGTTTCGTGCGCGTGCCCGCTCGCGCGATGGACGCACCCCAAGGGAGCGGACAATCACCCATCGTTTGTGGCCTTCACCGAGGGCAAGCACGGAGATCCGATCTACGCCTGCCAGGCGTGCCACGACGAAGGGTCGGTGCGCGACCTGTTGCTATTCCTCTGGAGCAAGGGCGTAGAGGTGTTCCACTGGATCGAGGTGCTCGACGCTGGCAAGGCGGTTACCAAGCAGGAGGTTGCTGAGGCAACGAAACGATCCGAGCGGCTGCTGGCGAGCGCTGCCAGGTCCGATGTCCAGGGGTTCCGTGTGATGGCGCCAGTACCGGCGCCGCTCACCCCGATCGTCGAGCGGCTTGCCACGGATAGGCCGTGGTACGACTACAAGTGCCTGGCCGAGGCCGATGCTGTGCCGGAGATTCCATGGGCCGAGTACGAGCCCTACGTCGGCAACGTGCCGCAGTACGCGCTGGATCGCGGATTGACCGAGGAGACGTGTCGCGTGTGGGAACTTGGACACGACGTCCAGGGCAAGCGCCTGCTCTTTCCGATTCGTGATCGCCGAGGGCGACTGATCACGATCTCGGGGCGGCTCTACACCGAGCGCTGCCCGCGATGCGATGGCGGCTTTCGCACGGGCTGTGGACGGTGCGGGAAGCCGGAGGCCGATCATGCCGAGGGCGGCGACTGCGAGTTCAAATCCACCAGGCCGGTGTGCGAGAAGTGCGGACTCGGTGAGCCGCCGAAATACCTGCACCGCAAAGGTTTCCAGCGGAACTTCACGCTCTACGGTGAGCACCGCGACGACGACACTGATGGGCGCGTCTACGTGGTCGAGGGTCACCTGGACATGCTCAGGCTGTGGCAGGCCGGATACAGGCCGGTTGTGGCCGTGCTCGGAACCGGGGTTGGTGAAGCACAGATCGAGAAGATCGTAGCCAGGTGGTCGAAGGTCATTGTCGTGCCCGATGGCGACAAGGCTGGTCGAGACATGGGCGCTCGGATCAAGCACATGGTGGCCGACAGGATCGGCGTCACGGTCAAGGTCTTGCCAGAGGGCGCGGACCCTGGCGGGATGACCGATTTCGATCTGCAAGAGCTGCTCGGAAGGCCGCCAGCTCAGATAGCTTGACAAAGGCTTGTGCATGAGTAACAAGTCACGAACATTGGTTCGCTAAAGCAAACCTTCAAGTTGTTCCAAGGAACACGACACAGGAGATTCAGCATGAGTTGGATGGGCACCGGATACAGTGGTCTCGACAAGGTTTACGAGGAGATGGGCGGCAAGGGCGGACCTCGCCGCGTGTGGATCCCGCCGGGGAAGACGAGCAGGTTCATGTTCCTGGATGACGATCCGTCGAAGTTCTTCGATCATCAGTTCTTCTACAACGGGAACTGGCGCAACTGGGAGCCGTGCATCGTGCGCAACAAGATCGGCCCGAGCTGCCCGATCTGCGATGCATCCGACAAGAACTACGCCGCCTACGTCGGCCTGCACACCGTCATCAACATGACGCCGTGGTTCACGAAGAAGGACGTGGAGGTTTGCTTCAGTCGCGAAATCTTCGCGGCTCGGCTCGGCAGCGATGAGAAGCCGGGCGTGCTCAAGAAGCTGAAGAAGCTCTCCGAGAAGTACGGCCGACTGCGCGGCCTCGTGTTCGACGTTGAGCGCCCAGGCAAGAAGACCGAGGTCTGCGGTAGCGAGTTCGAGTTGGTCGAACAAGTCGATCCGAAGGGCATCCGCGAGTACGCGACGGCGCAGCTCAAGGACTACATCGATCGCGTGAACAAGAAGGCGCCGCCAGACAAGCAGCTCACGATGGAGCAGCAGTGGAAGCGCAACCCGTGGGAGCCGTACACTTTCGAGGAGGTTATCAAACCTCGATCGTACGAGGAGCTGAAGGGAATGTTCGCCCGCGGCGCTGGAGGCGGACGCGGTGATGGCGATGGCGATACCGGCACCGGTGACGACGAGATCCCGTATTGAGCAGGCGGGAATGATCTACCGGGCAAGCGCAAGATTCTTGGCGTGGTGGCAGAAGTTCGCTCACGACCGGCTCGGCTGGCCGGTCGTCACGCCAGGTCAGGCGGTCGGGTTCGACGGGTGTTCGCACATGACGAGATGCGAGGAGTGCGGCGCCCGCGTGCTGCAAGATAGCAACGGAGATTGGTTTCACGTGGCGGAGCAATGCTAGTCTCCGCTGGCGCACCTACGCGGCCGAAGCGGCGGCGGTTTACCCCCCTAGATCGCCTCAACATGCGGCCCGTAGGTGCGTCTTTCAATTTGGTCGATCGATCATGAGGGTTCGCGTGTCCGGACTGGTCTGGGTGCCGAAGGCAGAGCTGGGAAACAGCCTGGCCCAGCTCAAGAAGGCGCTGACCATCGTGCCGAGAAAGTCGGCGTACGCGGATAGCGAGCCGCCGACGCCGGTACCGTGCTGGGCGGAGACGCTCGATGAGTTCGGGTTGCCGAGGGACTACTTTTTTGGGAGCGCCAAACAGCAGCACGACATCGTTTGGGAGCTGTCCGAGGGCAGCCCAATATCGATCCAAAGCAACCTGCGACAGACGGGCGACTACGCCGAGCAGGCGCTCGCGCTGGATACGCTGGAGGCATGGTTTCGCGGCTTCGATACCGCGGCCGATCCTATTTCCGCCGGTCTGCATCTTGGGGCCATCCTCCAGGCTGATCCTGGATTCGGAAAGACCGCGTCCGCCCTGGAGCTGGCGCGCAGGCTCGGGCGCACGACCCTGATCATCGTCCACAAGGAGTTCTTGCTGACGCAGTGGCAGCGACGCATCGAAGCGTTCTTTCCGGACGCCAAGATCGGAATCGTGCGAGAGGACGTGTGCGACTTCGAGGGCAAGGACATCGTGCTGGCGATGGTGCAGTCGCTGGCGCTCGAAGGGGCAGATGGCAAGCAGCGGTATCCGCTGGCGTTATACAGGCACTTCGGGCTGATCGTGATCGATGAGTGCTTCGTTGCCGGAACCATGGTCGAGACGCCCGGTGGGCCACGGCCGATAGAGGGCATTCGGCCAGGAGACGCTGTCCTAAACGCCGTGGGGCTAGGTAGCGTTGACCGGGTTACGACCAAGCGCGTCGCCGTGGACCGGCTTGTCGTGGTTCGCATTGACGACGGCAGCGAGTTCGTTTGCACGGATGAGCATCCGTGGCTGACCCCGCACGGGTGGACGAAGGCCGCAGAGCTTACTCCTGGGGACGCGCTCGTTGCATTCTCCGAGAGCACTGATACCATGTCAAGACATGGATATAGCATGCGAGGTGTGCGGGACCCCTTGCAAACCGAGGCTCGACCGGCGTCCAAGGTTCTGCTCGCAGCGATGCTGCGGGTTGGCCAAGGCGAAGCGGCAGAGGCCATGCGAGGCGTGCGGTCAAGAGGTTGCGAGGAAGGGGAATCGGTTCTGTTCCGTTGTCTGTCAGAGGAGCTGTCACCAGCGGTTCATGGGAACGCCGGAGATGCGAGCGCGGATGTCAGAGAACGCGAGGCGCCAGCACGCGAAAGACCCAGGTCTTGCAAGGAGATCGTCGGAGCGCATGGTCACGCAGAACCCAATGGCAGATCAGGCGACCAGGAGGCTTGTGTCGAGCAAGCTCAAGGCAATGAAGTATCGCCCGGTGAGCCGAGGCGGGAACGGACGCGGTCTTACGGTTCCTCAGCAAGCTCTGTTGGAGGCGCTGGGCCACGGCTGGGCGCCGGAACTGGCGGTTCCAACCAAGATGTCGCGGGGGAGCGGCTATCCGACGTCCTACAAGCTGGATTTGGGGAACACGGCGCTGAAACTCGGGATCGAGGTGGACGGGCCCTCGCACGACAGCCCGAGAGCGAGAGCGAAGGATGGGAAAAAGAGCGCACTGCTGGCCACGCTCGGGTGGCGAGTGTTGCGCGTGCGGAACGAAGCGATCTTGAGCGACGCGGCATCCGCGTTGGCGACGATTCGCGTGTGGATGTCTTCAACCTGAGCGTCTCTGGCCATCCGTCGTATGTGTTGGCGAATGGCTTGGTGGTGCACAACTGTCACCGCATCGGGGCTCTCACGTGGAGCCAGGTGCCGAAGATGTTCTCGGCGAAGTGGTTGCTCGGACTGACCGCGACGCCGAGGCGCAGAGATGGAGCGGACAAGGTGTTCTGGTGGAACATCGGCCAGATCCGGTACGCGGCCAAGACCAAGCGGCCGGTCCTCAGCGTGCGCATGGTGATGGCGAACGTATCGGGCCCGGACATCCTGCGCAGGGACGTCTCGCCGAGCATCATCGTCAACGTCCTGGCCAAGCTGTCTGGGCGCAACCGGATCATTGTGCAGGAGATCATCGGAGCGCTGAAGTCGCCGTCCGGGCGCAAGATCATGGTGCTGAGCGAGCGGCTCGAACATCTCCGTGAGCTTGACTCATTGCTGCGACAGGAAGCGGACAGGGCTGGGATCGAGGTCTCAACCGGGTTCTACACGGGCGAGTGGTTCACCGGCGATCGCAGCGAGAAGCTCGCGCAAGGCCACTGGGACATGAACAACGGCGGTCGCAAGAAGGCGGAGGACGCAATCTACACGTCTCTCTCCAGGCGGAAGCTGGAGTCAGACGAGGCCAGGGCCGTGGACAAGGATCAGGACGGGACGAAAGTGATCGTCTTCAACGGCGGCGAACGGGTGCCGCTGAGCGACTTGCCCGAGCAGGCGCTGTATTCCCTCGCGCGCAGCTATGACATCAAGCAGAAGGTGACCGAGAAGAAGCGTCGCAGGACCGAGGAGGAGCTGGCCGAGGCTGAGCGAGCCCGCGTGATCTGGGCTACGTATCAGATGACTTCTGAAGGTATCGACATCCCGGCGGTGGACACGATCGGATTCGCGACGCCAATCAGCGACGTCGAGCAGTCATACGGCCGCGGTCGGCGCGTCTGCGTGCCCGTGGCGCACGGCGGCGACAAGACTCCGGAGGCATGTACGCGACTGTGTTCTTGGCGGGCGGCGACCTGCACCGGTAAGCCGGTTGGAATGGCATTTGACGTGGTAGACGTACAAGTCCCGCTCGCGACCAGGCGCAGCAAGTACCGGCGGGAGTTTTACGAGAGCGTAGGGGCTCGCGTCGTAGATATTGACACTCGCAAATAATGATGTAAGTTGGTGGGTAACAGCCAGATTCGGAGGTCGAGCGATGCCGAACAAACCCGGCTATTTTGAAAAGTATTACGAGGAGAACAAGGGCAAGATCAGCTCCAATCGGAAGCGGAAGTACGAATCCGATCCGGAGTACAGATCGCGCGTGATGGCGGCCTCGCGCGACTATCGCGAGACACATAGGTCAGAAGACCGCATCCGCATGCCGCGCTATCAGAAGCCGATCATCGAGAAGGCTGGCGACGAAAGCGACGTTGTGCTGTTCAGCGTTGGCGCGATGGCGGTATACCTGGACCGCAGCGTTCAGGCGATCAACCACTGGGAGCGCGCTGGAATTCTGCCTCCGACACCGTACCGCGACGAGCGCGGCTTTAGGTTCTATACGACCGACATGATGGCGGCCGTGCGCGATGCCGTGGGCAACAAGCGCCGTCTGTTCCCGGTCGATCCGCAGATGAGGGAGAATGTGCTTAGGGCGTGGAAAGAGTGCGGCGTTCCGGTCAAGGCCCAGAGCATGAAGGCGGCCCTGGCGAACACGGTCGCTGTCCCGCAGCGTCGGCCCTCGCGCGCGACCGCGAAGTGAATGGCATGGCAGAAGAAACAAAGAGCACGATCGCTGCGCCGATCGTTGTGACCGTTGATCATCGGTTTGTGCGAGCCAATGGCAGCACGCTCTGCGTGACCAAGAGCGAGGATCTGTCGGAGACAAAGGAGTTCGCGACGAGGCCAGCGGTTGTGCGCCGCGCGTTCGGAGTGACCCTGAACCAGGGCAACTACGAATCGTCTCGCATAGACGTCAGCGTGGAAGTTCCTTGCTACTTAGAGGATTTGGAGCGCGCCGATGAGTTCGCGCGTGACTTCTGTGAACAGCGTCTGCGCGCCGAGGTCATGCTCATCAAGCCAGAGAAGAAGTCCGCAGCAGGGCCGTTCTAGGAAAACTCGATGACGGCAACAAAGCTCACGCAGGTAGCCAAGACGCTACAGGCCAAGTATGGCAGCGGCGCCATTGGCCGTGGCGACACGACTCCATCCGAGGATCGCAGAATGACCACCGGGTCATTGCGGCTTGACGCAGTGCTGGGCGGAGGCATCCGGGTCGGATGGGTGACGTCGTTCTATGGGGAGAAGTCCGGCGGCAAGAGCACGACCGCCATCCGCTGCATGGGGATCGCGCAGAACCATTGCCGCAACTGTCTGCGGCCGGTCAAGGACGTGCAGGCGGCTCCGCCAGAAGGGGTCGCGTCGGAGGACGTCAAGACATCTCGGTGGGGCGCAACCGGAACGTGTACCTGCTATGCCGAGGGGCTCTATCAGCCAGATCCTCCGCCAAAGGAAACCGGCGAGTCGCCCAAGGTCTACCGCGAGCGGGTCGAAGCCTGGATAGAGAAGCTCAAGGACAACTCCTACGAGGAGATGGTCTGTGCCTGGATCGACATGGAGCACTCGTTCGACAAGGGTTGGGCGGTCAGGCTCGGCCTCGACACGCGCCGCTTGCTCTACGTGAGGCCGGAGTCGGCCGAGGAGTCGCTCGACATCATTGCTGCCCTGATTGGCACGATCGAAGTGGACATGCTGTGCATCGACTCGATCGCGAACCTCACTCCGACCAAGGAGCTGACGGACTCGATGGAGCAATGGCAGCAAGGTCTCCAGGCGAGGCTGGTCAACAAGGGCATTCGCAAGCTCATCACCGGATCGTCATCGGTAGCCAACGCGCATCGGACAATCACGCAAATCTGGATCAACCAGGTGCGTGACAAGATCACGATGTTCGGCGATCCGACCGTGAAGCCGGGCGGCAAGGGCCAGGAGTTTGCGGTTCATGCAGAGGTGAAGTTCAGCAAGTCCAAGATCGAAATGGACACCGAGCAGTACGGCGCGAAGGACGAGGTTATCAAGATCCCGCGCATGGAGACGTTTTCGTTCAAGTGCACCAAGAACAGGACGGCCGGTACGAAGGACTCGGAGGGATTCTACATACAGCGCGTGCGAGACACCGAGGCCGGGAAAGCTGGCGAGATCGTAGATGGCGAGGAGGTCTACGCGCTTGCGATGCACTACCTCGTTGATTCGAGCAAGAAGGGCGCCTATCGGCTCGCCGATCGTGAGTACACGAGTCAGAAGGCCATTGCCGTCGATCTTCGAGATGACGCCGGTCTCTATTCGGCCGTACGCGCCGCACTGCTAGCCAAGCTGATCAAGGGCGCGCGGTGACACGTGGTAGATCGATCAAAACCACGGCACGTGCCGCCGCTGCTCCAGGATCCGGCTGCGGTCAGCAAGCGCGACTCGAACATCCGTAAGCCGAGCCGACAAGAGAAGTCCGTGGCCGTGGCCGTAGGCGGCAGACGTCAGCCTGGGTCCGGCGCCTTCTCTGGATTGAAGGGCGACGTTCGGCGCTCAGGCCGGTTTCCAATGCTTGTCGAGTGCAAGCGGGTATCCGGCCAGGAAAGCATCCGCGTCGAGCTGAAGCATCTGGCCAAGATCACCGCCGAGGCCCTCGACAAGGGAGCCAACCCGGCGCTGTCCATTCAGTTTGATGAGGATGTTACCAGGGCGCTCTCGCTAAGGCTTGGTTTTGCGCCAGCGAGCGCTGACTGGATCGCGGTGCCGCTGTCCGTGTTCAGAGCAATGCTCGAAACGCTTGGCGAGGAGGCGCTGTGAGCACGCTGGTAGAAGACATGCTTGGCAAGGCCGTGAAGCGGGTAGGGCGCATCAAGAAGCCGGACTGGTTGGCCTACCATCTCCATGGCGACCACTGGGAACAGGTGTCGGCCGCAATGATGGTCGTGCTCGACGAGGCAAAGGGACATGGGGCGAAAAAACCGCTCGCCCTTCTGCAAGAGCTGGCGTTTTCCAAGTCTCTTGAGCCGTCCGAGCGGGGGAGCGTGGCGCTGCAAACAGTTGCGCTGTGGCTCACGAGCACGCGCATCCACGCCGAGTCGTACGCGAAAGACAAGAACGAAACCGATCGTCGAGTGCTTGAACAGCGCGGGCTGATCAAAAGGAGCGAGGATGCTGAAGGACGTCCTTGACGAGATCGCGGCTCACCGCGAGAACCATCGCTGGCTACTGCCGCCGCTGCTGGAATCGATCGCGCATAGCCGCGAGGTCCCGCCGCCTAAGCACGACTCCTGGTTCAGCGCATCACGAGTGCCGACTATGTGCCCGAAGGCATTGGTCCTGGCTGCCAGGATGGGCTTGCCGATGGCAGACAACACCGATGCTAAGGCCAGGTGGTTCATGGACCGCGGCTCGGCGTTGCACGCAATGTTCCAGAGCTACTGGCTTGGGCCGACCGGTTGGCTGCTCGGTGGGTGGGCATGTAGGGCATGTGCGAAGCTGCATGGCGGCTCCGGCGATGATCGTTGGTCAATCGTTCTGGAAAACGCTGTCGCCTTGCCCGAAAAGTGTGACAGGTGCGGAGCTGTGCCGCGTAGGCAAGAACCGTGGCAGTTCGTCGAGCCGTACGCGGCCGACAACGATCTGCGCGTGCGCGGCCGCACGGACGGGTTCCTGCGGATGCCAGGGCGCGGCTTCGAGGTCATGGACCTCAAGTTCATATCCCGGCTCGATCTGATTCGGGTCGCACCAAAGGCCGATCACGTAGCTCAGCTCCATTGGTATCTCGATGCCTCGTCGCTGAAGACGGGTCGAATCGTCTACGTTGACCCTGGAGCAAAGAGCGTCGAGGAGGCTATGGTGGAGCATCTGGTGGCGTTCGACGCGGCATTGATGCAACGGGAGAAGGAGAAAGTCCGTGCCACGCGCCAAGCGCTCAGCGACGAAAGAAGACCTGTCCCAGCTTGTCCGTATGGTGGAAAAGGCGCGTATGGGGAGTGCCCATGCGTCGAAGTGGCGGTGCTCTGGGCCCGTTCTCGGCGTTGACCTGGCGCTGGATTACACGGGCCTGTCGATCTACACGGCAGACGGGCACCACCAGCGGTGTCTGACAATCCAGGAGAAGCTGGCTCGGCGCACCAAGAACGATCCGCCAGTGGCGGAGGTCGAGCGCATCATGCGGATGCTCCGCGTGGCCAACGAAATTGTCCACGTAGTAGAGATGTTCAAGATCCGGCACGTCGGCATCGAGGGACCGGCGCACAACGCCAGGTACCAGTCTCATCAGCTCGGCGAGGTGGCAGGCATCGTAAAATCTCAGCTCTGGCTGAAGTTCAAGATCGTGCCGCGGATCGTCCCGCCGTCTAGCGCGCGCAAGCACGTGTTGGGTTATGGTGGCTCCATCCCGAAGGACCGGGTGACTGCCGCGGTTCGTGAGGGATTGGGAATCGCGGCTGCAAACGATCACGAAGCCGATGCCACCGTTGTCGCGCGCTATACGTTCGATTCGGTAGTGGCAGAGGAGAAGGAGCTGGAGTGATGGCAATGACCGATGGCGATGGGGACGACTTTTCTGGACTGGCTGTTGTGAGTGGCGGGGCGGCCGTGGTGGACATAGGCAGCGCGGCGCTGCGCAGGGGCGATTTGGACAAGCTGAGATCGCGCGTGCTCGTGCTGCGCGACGAGATGGGCGAGGCGTACTTCGAGCTTGGTCGCCTGCTGCACCGGATCAACAAGGACGGGCTCTACGTTCATTGGCTTGGGCCAGACAGCAAGCCGTACGAGAGCTTTCACGACTACGTCGAGCACGAGGTCGATTTCGAGTTCCGCAAAGCGAAGTACCTCATGTCGATCTGGTGGTGGTTCGCCGAGGAGCTTGGCGACAAAGAGGTCATGGAAAAGGTAAAGCAGATTGGCTGGACGAAGGCCGCGATGCTCGTGGGCGTGGTGGACAGCAAGAATGCTGACGTGTGGATTGGCAAGGCCAAGGCGCTGAAGGTCAGGGATCTGCGTGAGCAAACGCGCTTTGCGATCGAAGCGGCTCAGCGCGGCCGCAGGCCGGACAGGCTTCGCGACGCAGGGCAGACCAATGGCGATCGGGAGCCTCTGCCGCTTCCGCAGCCTCTTGTCGCAGCTCCAGATCAGGCGAAGGACGAGCGCAGGGGCATCGATCCGCTGACGCCGGAGGAGGAGAAGGAACACACGTCGTTGTGGGCCGTGAAGGTCACCGGCGATCAGCGTGTGAACATCGAGTTGGCAATCGACGCCGCCCATCACATCGCGGAGAGCGATCCGGATACCAAGGGGTACCTGCTCGACCTCGTGGCTACGTCGTTTTTGGCAACGCGCGGCGGAGCGGTAGGGAACAACAACAGGGAGGACAAGATCAACTTCCGCAACGACGTGCTGCGCGCTATCGAGCGGACGTTCGCAGTGGATCTGATCGCCGTGGAGCGCGGGACCGACAGGCCGCTGTTCGGCAAAGCCGTGATTGATCGACTGGCAGGCGGAGGCGACGATGCAAGTTAGCCGGGAGTACGCGCTCAGGGAGCTTGAATCAATAGCAGCCACGCTCGCTGAGTGGGGCAGAGAGCTGCATTGTCCAGCCGAGCTGACGGCCGACGCCGTGGAGCGATCTGTCTACCCGGACGGAGTCCCCGCTGGGCTGAGCGTGGACGATGTCGAAGGCTTTCCGGGGACACAGTTTCGAGCAGAGCTGATGGCAATCGCGGGAAGACTCGAAGCGCTGGCCTCGTTCTGAGCCTTCGGTGGCTCGCTTGTAGGCGGTCCTTGCTATACCACTGTGTTTTGTCAACAATGGTGGTCAGGGAAGTATATGGCAAATGAGAAAGGTCCGCCCGCGTCCAGGGCTTCGGTGGCCAGGCTGATTGAAAGCCTGGACTGCCTCGATACCGTGGACACGATGCTGCTGGAGGGTACGCCCGCAATCGACGTGGCCAGGTTCATACAGCAGGATCAGGGCGAGCTGGCTCAGATCAACGAGAAGACCCTCGCAAACGCTCTGATTGCTAGGCGGCACCAGAAGCAAGAGGTGATCGGAATGGCCGGTCGCCATGACGTGACCGGGTCCGGGGCTGGAACGGCGGCGCCTCGGCAGGCGTCCAAGACACCGGGAACATTGATTCACAGCCTTTACAATCGAACCAAGGGCGGCATCCAGGAGATGCTGGAGATGGAGGCGCTGTTCCTGGCCCAGCGCGATCGTGTCGATCGAGCGATGGAGACCGAGAACGAGCTGGGCGCTCTCAGCGAGGACACCGGCAAGGAGATCGAGCGCGCGGCCAGCATACTCATGGATCGCTTCAATATCACCCACAAGCTCGGGCTGACCGAGAACGGCGACAACTTCAGACTCAACCTCGATATTCGAGGCTATAGCGAACGAACGGCAGAGATCCTGAACAACCCGGAGTCCAGGCATCGCGTCATCTCAATCGTGGAGCGCATCGCGGCTCATGCGAAGCGAGCCATGCCAACGGAGCCTGAGATTGCGCTTCCGTTGCCGAGGTCGCTGAAGACCGGCGACGGCAACAAGGAGTAGCGTGCCAATCATCGATCGCAATGGCCGCCCGAGGTCTGTCAGGACCGACGACGAGGACCGTAGCGTTCTGCTGAAGGACATCGCGCGCCTGCCGCCGATGGAGCAGATCGCCGTGATGGAAATGTACGAGGAGCTGCGCCTTGGGCAGATCGACTCGTTCGAGTCGGTTGCCAAGATTGAATACACGTCTTCTCCGGTGGACATACGGACCTTCTTGACCAACCCGTACTTTCTTGGCGAGACAGGTAGCTCCCTCTGGCCACAGCTCGTGGAGGACATGGTCGAACTGTTCGAGGGCCACTATCACGAGGTTGCGCTGACAGGCAGCCTTGGTTGGGGCAAGAGCTTCTTTGCGACCACGGCGTTGGCATACGTGCTCTATCAGATGAGCTGCCTACGCGATCCGCAGAAGGCGTACGACCTCGACGGCGGATCGCACATCTACCTTGCGATGCTCAGCGTGACCGAGAAAGTCGCCAGGCGCGTAGCCATCAACGAGTTCGTTGGAAAGGTTTCGCACAGCCGGTACTTCAAGGAGAAGTTCCCGCCGCAGGCGGCCCCGAGCGCGTTGGAGATTCGCTTTCCGCGTCAGATCCAAGTCGTGGCCGGTTCCACCGGCAGTTCGGCGATTATTGGCCTGAATGCGTTCGCCGGGTTCATCGACGAGTCAAGTTTCATGGGCGCCGTCAAGGAAATCGATCGCGGCGGCCGCGTCATCAGCGTGGACAAGGGCGAGGCTATCTACAAGTCGATCATTCGCCGCATGAAGTCTCGGTTTCAGAAGGCTGGACGCTTGCCTGGTCTCATGATCATCGCATCGTCGAAGGAGCGCCCGAGCGCGTTTGTTGAGCAGCGAATCCAGCAGGCTCGCGAGCAGAACGACTCGGAGTTCTTCGTGCGCGAGTACAGCACGTGGGACGTCAAGCCGTCGTCAGCGTTTACCGGTCGGTTTTTCAAGGTTGCCGTTGGTGACGAGAAGCTCCACTCGCGCATCCTCTCCGGCGATCCGGATGAGGAGATCAGACTGCTCGACAGCGGCATGCGCGTCATGGACGTGCCAGAGGAATACCGCCAGGACTTCGAGCGTGATCTCGAAGGCAGTCTTCGAGACATCGCGGGGGTGGCGACGGTTTCAGTCAGCCCGTATATCCAGCGCTCGGAGCAGATTTACGGAGCGGTTGACGACTCGTTGCCATCGCCCGTCGGCGGCGAGGATAGTGGGGACATGACGCAGGAATGGACGGCCGGGACGCCATTGACGATCCACTGGGGCCGCATCGCGACCCCCAGGGAGATGCGCCTTCCGGGCGGCTACACCGAGATCAAGTGGAGACCAAAACGCAATCCGACGACCACGCGCTACGCACATATCGACCCGTCGCTAACCGGCGACAGTACGGGGCTCGCAATCGGCCACATCTCCGGGTGGACAGAGGTCGTGCGCAGAGACCCGGCTGGCGAGGAATACAACGAGCTGGCGCCGGTCATTGAGACGGACCTGCTGCTGCGAATCTCTCCCCCTCCTGGCGACGAGATCCTGCTGAGCGATGTGCGCTCGATCCTTTACCAGTTCCACGATCATGGCTTCGCCCTGGGTTACGTCACGATGGATCAGTACCAGTCGGCGGATGCGATTCAGCAGTTCCGCAAGCGTGGAATCGAGTCCGAGGTCGTGTCGGTGGATCGAACCACCGAGGCGTACGACGTGCTCAAGACGGCGCTGTACGAGGGCCGCCTCCGGCTGCACAGGAACGATCATTGTTTGCGAGAACTGAGTCAGTTACAACGAGTTCCCAAGCCAGGTGGCCGCGGCATCAAGATCGACCACCCGAGGATAGGGGCAGACGGAATGCCGGGCTCCAAGGATCTCGCCGATGCCCTGGCAGCTCTCGTGTTCAACTTGACCCAGCGGACTCCCGGAATGCCTGTCGCGCCTCAGCTCGGCGTGAGCACGGACGGGCGCGGAGAAGTCCGTGACGACTCGTGGGTCAACAATGGCCGACTGATTGCCATGCAAGAAACTAGCCCGCGTCGCCCAGGCAGAGGTATCGTTGACGGTGGGACGCCGAGTGCGGGTACTATGCCGCCGATGCCCTTCATCAAAGGCTGAATTGATTCGTGGCTAAACGACGACCGATCGCAGAAGGCTTCGTCTCCGGGGTCAGCAATTCGATCCGGCAGTTCTTTGCCCGATCTGAGATCGCGCAGGCGTCGGAAATTCAGCGCGGCGGTTCGCCGAGCGTCGAGCGGGCGGGGTTGCCGTTCAACCTGGTCAACCAGTTCGGATATGACTCGCTCGCTGAGCACCTGCGCATCGACCAAGACCTCCAAGCTCGGTACACCGACTACGAGGAAATGGACGAATATCCCGAGATTTCCTGTATTTCCGGACACTTACGGCTACCGAACCTGACTGTATCCGGAAACATAGAGGAGATGGTGAAGGGGAAGACCGTCGCCGTCAAGGACTTGTGCGAAGCCGTGGAGTCGGGGCGCGTGCAGAGGTTCTTCGTCTACGCGATCGACCACGCCGCTGGCCGCGTGGTGGCGGCTGAGGCTAAGGGCATCAGGCGCACGGGCGAGAAGGTCCCGGTTGTACGGGTTGTCTACGAGGACTACCGCCGCAGTGGGCAGTGGGAGCTGGTGGTGACCGCCAGTCATCTCTGCATGCTGCGCGACGGCTCCTACCGGGCCGCAGGCGATCTCAGGCCCGGCGATCGGATGATGCCCTGCACATTCCGGCTGGAAAAGCCTGGGTACTTGTCGATCTACGAGCCGTTGAGGAAGACGTCCGGCGGGAAGGCGGTCTACCAAACTGCGCATGCGCTCGTGATGCGTGCCATGGTCGGCAGTCCGCTGTCCGCGGACGAAGTCGCGCACCACAAGGACGAGGACAAGGCCAACCCGCATCCCATGAACCTCGAACTGAGGGGCAAGGGCGAGCATGCGGCCGGGCATGTCGCTGGTCCCGGCGACGCCAAGCGTCGCAAGGCCATCCGGCAGACGGTTGCCGGGAAATGGAAGGACCCGAGCTTCAAGCTCCAAGTGGCCAAGGCGCACCAGGGCTCGCCGAAGTGGCTACAGCGCGAAGCTGACGGGGAGCACAAGCATCGCGAAGCCACCGGCACTATGTCCGACGCCCACCGGCAAGCGATCTCCGATGGACGCACGATCGATCTGTCGCCGTCCGTGGTCGAGGCCGCCGTCAGATCGTCGGCGTCGTTCAACGATGCAGCGCGCAAGGTCGGCGTGTCGTGGAACACGCTCATGCGCCGCATGGATCAGTTTGGTTTCGACCGAGGCATGCTCGGATCATTGCTTGGCGGTCCCGTAGAGGGGCAAGCCAGCTACGCCAACCATCGCGTCGTGTCAGTGGAACCGGCAGGCGTAGAGGATGTCTACGACATCGAGGTTCCGGGGTACCACAACTTCGCGGTGGGCGACGAGAACGGCGAAGGCATGGTCTTCGTCCACAACTCGGCTTACGACATTTACGCCGACGACTCTGCGATGCCCAATGAGAAGGGCCAGTCGATCTGGATCAGCTCCGACAACCGTGCCATCGAGTCCGACCTGATGGAGATGTTGCACAAGCGCATCCGCATCGAGGACGACATCTGGGGCTTGGAGCGCACGATCGGCAAGTACGGCAACGCCTTCGGCGAGCTGCTTGTCGGCAAGGAGGGGCTGGTCGGGATCAACTTTCTGCCGCCGCCCACGGTCCGCCGTGTCGAAGGCCCACAGGGGCAGCTGATCGGCTTCATCCAGGACATCCGAGGCGAGTTCAACGTCGGCCTGGAGGATTTCTACAAGCTTGCGGCCGAGCGCGGAGCGGACGGAGAGCGCCGTCGCCCGCCTGGCGAGCTGACGGTGTTCGAGGACTGGGAGGTCGTGCACTGGCGCCTCCGAGGCAAGCATCTGCGCTCGGTGTACGGCCATGGCGTGGCGGATGGCGCGCGTTGGATCTGGAAGCGCTTGTCGCTGCTCGAAGACGCGCTGCTGATCTACAAGCTCTCGCGCGCGCCCGCGCGCTACGCCTTCTACGTAGACATCGGCGAGTACGATCACGAGCGCGGCCTGGCCTACGTGAACAGGGTCAAGAACCAGTTCGTGAAGCAAAAATTCGTCAACCCGAACACGGGCAAGATGGACATGCGGCACAGTCCTTTAAGTCATGACGAAGATTTCTTCATCCCATCGCGTGGTGGCAAGGACTCAACACGCATCGAGATGCTCCAGGGTCCGGATTACGCCGAGACCGACACGGTCGAGTACCATCGCGACAAGCTGGTGAGCGCAATCAAGGTGCCGAAGGCGTACCTCGGCTATGGCGGCGAGGCATCCAAGTCGTCGCTGTCGTCCGAAGATATTCGGTTCGCGAGAACGGTGATGCGCGTTCAGCGCGAGACCCGCACCGGCGTTCGCAAGGCGTGCCGCGTTCACCTCGTGGCCAAGGGGGCCGATGTGGATCGCTACGAGTACGACGCGGTCATGTCCGTGCCGTCGGCCATCCTGGAGCTGGCCCGACTGGAGGTCTTGTCAGCCACGGCTGATCTTGCTCAGCGGACCGGCGAGATTCTGTCCACGAAGTGGGTGCTCACGACCTTGTTCAAGTATTCCGAGGAGGAAGCCGAGAGGTTGATCCTCGAAAAGGACGGCGACGCCCTGCGCAAGGCCAAGGTTGAGGCCGAGTCTCAGCGGTTGTTGGCTCTTGCCCAGCAAGCGGCCCAGCCACCAGAAGAAGGTGGCGGCGAGGCCCCCGAGGCGGGCGCCGAGCCGGAGCCGGAAGCCGCCCCAGAGTCGATCGGCCGACGCGGTCTCCGGCGCGCTGACCAGATCATGCTGGAGCGCAGACTCGGCGACATGATCAAGCGACAGGGCGACGACACCCGCAGGTCGCTGGAGCGGAAAATGGATTCTCGTTGGCGGGCCGAGGACAAGATCGCCGAGGCCGTGAGGGATCCCAAGATAGCCAACCGTCTGCGGCGCATCGAAGGTCTGCTTGGCGACGTGCGCGCTGCGATGCGTCCTGTCGAATAGCAGTCGTTTTCTTGACACCAAGTTTCAGCAGCGAATACCGTGGCTACTCAGTGAACGTGTCTACCGAAAAGCTTGTTGACGGCGACTTCCTTGCCAAGCTGATGGCTGGGTCGATGGAATCAGCCGTTGGCTCCGTTGAGGAAGCTGTGGCCGCTAACGCCGCGCTGTTCGGCGCGGAGTCGTGCGAGCTGAGTACGGTTGCCACGTACCCCGACCATTTCATCGTGGTCAACGAGCACGGCGAGTTCTATCGGGGACGCTGGAAGATGGGCAGCGACGGCGTTGAAATTTCCGAAGTCGAGGAGATCGACGTCCCGGTGTTCGAGGCGGCAGCCATGGGTGCACAGGTCCGCCAAGAGGCCCGCGAGGCCGTCAAGGCTCTGCTCACGGACGATGTCGAGACGGCCGAGGACAAGATCCGGTCGCTGTACCGTCTGGTTCGGGCTGGCGTACGCCTGACCGCGGAAGGCGTTGAGGACCTGTACTCGAAGCGTGACTACGCCGACGACGACTGGTTCCAGGCCGTCCAGGAAGAAGGAATCAAGATCCGGGCGTTTCTTGGATCGGAGGCAGACCGTGTGCCGGTGTTCAAGCACCGGTTCTTCTCGGCTGCTGACGAGGCAGTAACCGAGGCCCAGGCGGAGAGTCAGCGCGACGGCCTGAAGCAGGGGCTCGCTGAACTGCACCGCGGTTTCGTGGGGATGCGCAATCAGATCGCGTTGGCGCGTCAGATCGACGGCACGCGCAAACTTCGTGACGAGTCCGCCGAAATGGCGCCCTCGGACTTCGTCGAATTCGTGAGCGGCCTCAGCGCCGCCCTCGACGAAGTGATCGGCATCCTGGGCGACGCTCAGGCGGTGGCCGAAGACGGTTCTATCAAGTGCTTGGCACGGGTCCATGACGGGATCGCGGGTCAGGCGAATGAATGGGCTCTGGCGTCAGCGTTCTGCGAAAAGCTCGCAAGGCGCTTCGTGGCCGCACAATCGGAGGGTTGAGACATGCTGAATCGGAACACGAAGGTTCGTTCGCTGGCTGAGGAGCTGACCGAGATTGGCTTGGACGCCGATAAGACGATCGGCCAAATCACTCGCACCACGAAACTGGTCGAGTCTCGCATGGGTGGCAACAGCGGCGGAGGCGCCCCGACGTATCTGCGCCGGGTCAAGCCGACCGAGCCAGGGGGCGCTCCGAAGGATGAGCTGCAAGAATCCGCTGACGACGAGGGCGGCGTCGAGCTGTCGGAGGCGCTCAAGATCATCAAGGTGAAGCGCCTTTCATCCTCGCAGAAGGCCAAGGGGCGGCGGCTGCGCCGAAAGACGCGCAGCAAGCGCAAGGCGGCAGGCAAGATGTACCGCAAGCGCTCCAAGCGCCGCATCAAGCGCGTGGCAGCCATGAAGGCCAAGCGTTTCGGCACGTCCGGCCTGAAGAAGCTTCACAAGGGTCGTCGCAAGGTGATGATGCAGGGCGACAGCCCGCTGTCGAACCTCCGTGAGGAACTGAACAGTGTCGAGGAGGGCGTCCGGTCCGATTCGTCGAATGCCTTCGAGGATGCGGCGCTCAACGCCAGCTGGCTCGCCATGTATCTCGGCGAGATGTTCGAGGCGGCCGGAGACCTCCAGTCCGCGGACACGATGTACGACGCGAGCGATGCGTCGGCCGACTTGGCCGAGCAGCTCTCGGGCGACCTCACCGAGGAGGATCTCTCCGAGGAGCAGTCGCAGATGCTGGAGCGCGTGCTCGCAACGCTTGTGAAGGCGCTGCGCATGTACGAGGCCATGGGTTCCCCCTCGCTTTCGGAAGCGTTCGACCTCGCCGAGGAAGAAGACGACGAGGGAGACGACGAGGAAGAAGACGATGACGAGGACGCTGAGGACGACGAGGAAGACGACGAGGAAGACGACGACGAGGACGATGGCGACAAAGCCAACAAGAACAAGTGAGCGATGGGCGGATACTGATCCGTCTCTCGGATCTGATCGAAGGCAAGAAACGGAGGTCAGCGTATAGGAGCGCGAGACGGGAACTTATCGGATTCGAGCTGCCCAGCTCTGGGATCAGCAAGAAAAAGAGAAAGTCCCCCAAGGACAAACCAGGGCGCTTGATTGCAAGAACGCCCTTCGCATCCAAACAACGCTGGCGAAAGTGGTGACATGACCGAACTCCTGATCGATTCGATGCCGATGCTCAATGTCCATCTCCAAGAGGATGCTGGACATCCGGGCAAGATCATCATTCGTGGCCAGTTCGCCCGGTCGGACAAGGCGACGGAAAACAAGCGCCTGTATCGCGAGCGGCTTTGGCGGCGGGAGTTCGGCCGACTGTCGGAGTCGATCGCGCACCGGCGCATGTTCGGCGAGTTGGATCATCCGTCGGATGGCCGCACCAAACTTGCGCGCGTGAGCCACATCATCACGAAGCTCGACATCAACGGCAACGAAGTCATTGGGGAGGCCGAAGTTCTCGACACCCCTAACGGCCGCATCATGAAGGCGCTCGCCGCGGCGAATGCTCAGGTCGGTGTCAGCAGCCGTGGCTTTGGGTCTACCAAGTCGTTGCCGGATGGCACCCTGGAGGTCCAGGAAGACTTCCGGCTCGACACGTTCGACTTCGTGGCCGATCCAGCCACCAAAACCGCTTACCCCAAGGTATTCGCCGAGGAGCGCGAGCGGATGTTCGCGGGAGACGACATGACGCTGGAAGACCTCAAGCGCAACTATCCCGGTCTCGTCGAGGAGCTGTCCAAGCAACTCGTCGAGCAGACCTCTGGCACAAACATCTCTCGCGTCATCCAGGAGACCGAGGAGCGGACCACGCAGCGGCTGACCGAGGACTTCGGCATCAAGCTGCGTCGGGCGACCGAGGTGCTTGAGGACGAGATCACCTCTCATGTCAGGAGCGACCTGCTCAGTGACCCGATGGTGGCTGGCGCCAAGCAGGTCGTCGAGCAGATCGTGGGCCTGGTGAAGTCGTACGGACTGGATCCGCAGGCGCGCGAGGACCTGGACAAGCAGACCGAGGAGATTGCCTCGCTGAAGACACGCCTGGCCGACCGTGAGCTGGAAGTGCAGAAGCTCCAGGCAGAGTCCAACGAGCTTCGCTCGCTGGCAAAGGAAGCCGCCTACCGGCTGCACCTGGAGCGTCTGGTCGGTGGCGATCCGTCGCGCGAGGCCATCGAAGCCCTCATCGGCGACGTGACGAAATTTGATACGAAGGAGGAGATTACCTCCAAGGTCGAGACCGTGAAGGCGGAGCTGGACAAGCGCGGCGGAGCAGTGAAGCCGTCGGTGGACAAGGCTGCCGAAGAAGCGGCCGAGAGCATCGCCGCGAAGGACGATGAGATTGCGTCGCTGAGGTCGCGTCTCTCAGTGGTCGAAGCAGACAAGGCGAAAGCGTTGGATCGTGCCATGAAGGCCGATGGCACAGCTCGCAAGGCCGTGCGCGTCGCCGAGGACCTTGAGATTCAGCTCCACGTGGAAAGGCGCGTGAACGATCAGCCGTCAGAGGAGCATCGCCTTGCTCTGAGAGAGCTGTGCGAGGACGCGGCTTCGACGACAGAGGTTGATCGCATCGTGAGCCGTTTCAAACCGGCCCGGAGCATCGACGAAGATGAAGCGAGTCGGATTCGAGCCAGGGTTTCCCGTGGCAAGGGTCGCGACTTGGTGGAAGACACCAGCGGTGCCAAGGGCACCAAAGGTGTGAGCGGATCGAATGGGCGAGGGAGCGGCCCCCTCACCGAGGTCGGTCTGGACAGGGATACGTTTGAGCGACTCGCCGGTACCGGAAAAGGCCGGGCCTGAGTACGAAAAGTTGAAAGACTGAAACGGGTACTGTAGGCCCAAAATAGGCCGGTTCATCGGAGGACAGCAGATGGAAGCGCGAAATATGACTGAAGCCAAGTCCGTGCGAGATGACTCGTACGGTGCGTTACTTGAAGACAAGTGGGGCAACTTTCTCGAAGGCGTCAACGAGCCGTACACGCGGCGCGTCATGTCGTTGCTGTACGAGAACCAGTTCGAGGACATGCGGCACCAGCTCCAGGAAGACACCCTCGCGTCCAACGCGGGGACGTACACCAAGTACATCTTCCCGGTCCTGCGGCGCGTGTTCCCGAACCTGATCGCCAACGAGATCGTCTCGGTGCAACCGATGACGGCACCGGTCGGCGCGGTGTTCTTCTTTGAGTACAAGCACGGCAAGAGCAAGGGCAGGACGGCGGCTGGCACCAACCTGATCCAGAACTTCGACCGCGACTTCTCATCGGAAAAGGTGAGCGGCGAGCAGCTGGCGGTTCCGGATGGCGTCAAGTTCGGCGGCGCAGGCGCTGCGCTCTCGGTGATCCTCCAGTACAGCCCGGTTCGACCGCTCGACGCGGCCAACGGGATCGCACTGGTGATCGAAGACCTCGACGCGGACGGCACTGTCGTGCAGTCGGCGACCGACGACGGCGCGGGCGGGTTCACCGGCGATGTGGCAAGCGGCTCGGTCAACTACGCGACCGGCCAGGTGACCAACTTCAAGTTCACGGCCGCTCCGACCGCGGGCGCAGGTCGTTCCATCAGGACCACCTACGTCTACGACTCTGAAGCCAACAAGCAGGTGCCCGACATCTTCTTGGACATCGACTTCCAAGAAATTCGCGCCACAACGCGCAAGCTCAAGGCTCGTTGGTCGGCAGAAGCGTCGGATGACCTTCGCGCGTTCCATGGTGTCGATGCAGAGACCGAGTTGGTGGCTGGTATCAGCCAGGAGATCGGCCTTGAGTTGGACCGCGACATCCTGAACCAGCTGTTCCAGGCGTCGGCTTCAACCATTTCGACCTTCGATTTCACCGTGCCAGCTGGCTTGGCCGAGGTTGACCATATTCGCGCCTGCTTGACGCGGATGTCGGCGGTCAGCTTCCTCATCCACAAGAAGACCTTGCGCGCTCCTGCCAACTGGTACGTGACCTCGCCCGAGGTTTCGGCCAAGCTCGTGCAGCTCCAGAGCCACGGTGACTACCGTGCGAACTGGACCTCGGGCAGCGAGAATCCGTATGGACCGTTCGATGGCGTCCAGACGCCGCCGAGCTACGGACCGATCAGCAGCCACCAGGGCATCCTCAAGATGGGTATGCTGAGCAACAAGTGGTGGGGCTACCAGGATCCGTTCTTCGCGTTCAACCAGATCATGCTCGGCCTTCGCGGTCAGAGCTACCTCGACGCTGGCTTCGTCTTTGCGCCATACGTGCCGCTCCAGATGACGCCGACGTTCCTCGACCCAGAGGACCAGACCTATCGTAAGGGCATGCGCACGCGCTATGCGACCAAGCGTCTTCGTGACGAGTGGTACGGCCGCGTGACGATCACCGGCGGCCTCTGATCAAGAGGCGGTCCCTGACGGGGCCATGAGCCTGGAAGCGGGAGGGCGTCGGACAACCGGCCCCTCCCGTTTTCATGTCCTGAAGATGCGAGGAGAGTGACATGGGCAAGCAAATTGATGAGAAGTCCGGTTTTGATCCCAGCTTCATGATGAAGCTTCACGACATGCGCAAGCAGTCGGAGAAGGCTGACAAGGAGAAGGAAGCCAAGGGGAAGAAGAAGCCTCCGGCGTCGGCGAAGAAAGAGGAGCTGCTGCGCGAGCTGGAGCGCCTCGAATCGACACCGTCGCCCTTCCCCGAGGCGCGCGAGCGTCGCATGGAGCAGCTGCGCACCATCCTGGAGCGTGGCGGCGGCATGGATCCCAGCTTCATGATGAAGCTGAGCGATCTGCGCAAGAAGAAGGAAGCTGAGGACGAGAAGGAGGCCGCCAAGGCCAAGGGCGGCAAAAAGAAGAAGTGATGGGCCAGACTCGGGAACAGATGTTGGCCGAGGCCCTCGCGCGCGTGAATGCGCCGGGGGAACTCGTTCCGTTCGTCGCCGAGGCCCTGGGGGTGCCAGAGAGCGTTGCCGAGTACGCGATCGATGAGGCGCTGTGCGAGCCAGGGGAATCTGCGGGCCTTCAGGAAAATTTGATGGCCATGGCGGTCATACACCAGCTCGCCAAATCGGCAGCGAAGCGTCCGGCAGACAGCGCCTTGTCCGACCGGTCGTGGAAATCGCGTACCAAGTACAACGACCTCGAACGAAAGCATAAAAATGCGCGCAAGGCCGCGTCTGGGCGGAGCCTTTCCTTCGTGGGCAAAGGCAGCGAGGGCGAGGCCAAGAAGGTCTTGAGCCGATACGACCGGTTCAAGCGGCACATGGGCGTCAAGCATGTGGCCGGAAAAGCGCGCGAGCTGGCTGGCAAGATCAGCTCCGCCGCCAAGCGCGGCATGAAAATGGTCTTCGGGAAGTGGCAGAAAGTGGAAGCCGCTGAGATGCGCCGAGAGCTTAGACGCCTCGAATCGACACCGTCGCCCTTCCCCGAGGCGCGCGAGCGTCGCGTGGAGCAGCTGCGCGAGGACCTGAAGGAGTGGGATCCCGGCGCTTACAAAAACAGCGCTCCGCCAGCAGGCAGCATCATCATCGACAAGGGATCGTATACGGGATGGGTCTCAAAGACCGGGTTCTATCTTGAATACGACGACCTCGACCACGTGCTTGAAGCCAAATCCAAGCAAGACGCCGCAAAGCTCTATGCGATCGTGTCGAAGGACAAGAAGGCGTTCGCGGACATCTGGAAACACGAGCAGCACTCCACCGATCCTTCTAAGCGGAAGCCTGGGATGAGGGAGTGGCTGGAAAGCAAGGGCATCGACTACTATTTCAACAAGGGTTACCACTGAAGGGCAAGGCCGGAGATATGCTGATCGAACGAAAAACATACGGCGCTGGTTACGGAATCGCGTCGATGGAGCGCGATCTGTTCGAGGAGGCTCAGGCTGCCCGTGAGCTGCGCGAGGGCATGGCCAAGCCGCGCACCGGCGACACCGTCTGGTACGGCGGCGAAAAGGCCAAAATCACGGACGCTCGCCCGGATCCGCAGTACGGCGGCTGGAAGGTTGAGCTGGACGTCGGCGGGCAGACGGTCACCGTCAACCCTGGCCTCAGTTTGGAGTTCGGCTCAAAGAACGACCAGCAGACCAAGAGGAAGCGCCAGACGCTCTTGCAGGCGCTCCGCGGCGCCGTGAGCAAGGGTGGCCAGGGCATGCCGGACAGCGCGTTTTCGGTCAACCCAGTGGGCGAGGCGAAGCCCTCGACGGCCGATCAGCACCAGCTCAGGATCCTCAAGGACACGGTGAAGAATCCGCTGAAGGGCAAGTTCTTGGGCGGGCCGAGCGCTGACGAGGCCGAGAAGACCCTTCGGTCGAAGTTCGGGTTCACGGACGCGCAGATCAGCAAGCTGAAGGAATCGACGGGAGCTGGACTGGCCTCGAAGATCCGTCGGTTGATGGACGAAGGCACGCCCGGCGTAGCTGGCGAGCATCCCGGCAAGCAGCCGCAGCCGAGCCCGACCGACTACAAGGAGAAGTCGATCGGCGAGATCGCCTCGGTCATCCGCAAGCAGTGGCAGTCGGTCAACTTCGCGGCCAAGCCGTACCTCGATGCGATGATGGGCATGGAGAAGATCGATGACACGTATGGCGACGACCAGGGGCGCAGCATTGTGTCCTACTTCCTCGGCAACGCCAGTCAGTTCAAGGGACCCGAGGCCAAGGTCATCAAGGCGGAGTTGAGCCGCCGCGTGAAGTCTCGGCCGCGATAAATAGGAGCGAGCATGCCGACATACAAGAAAGCACCAGCCTTCCGAGGCAAGGACGTTGTCCTGAGCATCGGAAGAACACAGATTCGGGTCGAGGATGACAGGGAGTACACCGATCAGCGATTCGGCAAGTTCGTTCGCTACGGCTTCGTGGTCGAGGTTCAGTCCGCTCCGTTGGTCGAGCCAGCGGTGGCAGAAGATCCTCCGTCACCGGCGCCGAGCGCCGACACGGTTGAACCGAACCAGAGCGCCGACACGGTTGAGCCGAATCAGGGCGACGACGCGATTGACTCGAACCAGGGCGCTGAGTCGGATGAACTCGATGGCGAAGACGATGACATCGCAAGCGACGACAGCGCAGGCGCTGACGAGGATCAGTCTGCGCAAGATGGCGCATCAAGTGCGGTTGAGAAGCCGCGCAAGAGGCAAAAGAAGCCAAAGAAGTAGTAGGCTGGTCGAGCGATGACGCCGTCCTTCGATCCACTGAACAGGGCCGATGCGATTAGCTGGCTCAAGAGGAGCCTTGGCGGCGGCATTGTGGTCATCGAGCTGTGCCAGGATCACTTCGAGGATTCCTTCGCGGACGCCATCCGCTGGTACACTGGTCGCAACGGCATCAAGCGACGAGCGGCTCAGAATATCGTCGGCGGCATCCAGGAATACCAGATGCCGGACGACTGCGATGAGTTGCTGGAGGTCTGGTTTCCTGGTGTCCAGATCGACCTCATCGCCGCGATCAACCCATACGCTTTCATCGACGTCGATCAGCTGCCGATCGCCTCGCAGTCGCTGACCGGAGTCCCAGGTGGGTCGTTTTACGGCACGCTGGAGCTGATGCTGGCGCACGCCTCGACGGCGCGGCGCGTTACTGGCAGCGAACCGGCGTGGGAGTATTTCAAGGACACCAACACGTTGCACATTGCCCCTCGCAATCAGCGCGGAGGGCTGGCGATCGCCAAGTACATCAGCACAACGCTTGTGTGCGACGATCCGATCCCTCCGGCATTGATTCCGAAAAACGACTTCAGGCGCCTGCGATACAGGCACCGTGAGCTGATCCTGCGCTACGCGCTTGCCAAGGTGAAAGAGCGCCTGGGCAGGGTGCGCGGCAAGTACAGTGATCTGCCGTCCTCTGGCGGAGCCAGGACGCTCGACGGGGAGACTTTGCTGGCCGAGTCGAAGGAGGAAGTGACCACGCTCAACGAGGAGATCATGGAGCTGAACGAAGGCGTTCCGTTCCTGATCGGCTGAGCCATGAATCCAATCTCGATCGCAGACCTGATCGACGAGGCTGATAAGGCAGCTTCGCCAGAGTACAGAGCTGGCTACGATCGAATCTTCGGCAAGAAGAAGCGACCAAAGAAAGCCGTCGCGCCACCGGACACAAAGAAGGCCGCTAAGCCGAAGACGCCGGAAGCCGAGAGAGCGAAGGCTCTCAAGCAGCAGCAGTCTCGACAGAAGGTTGCCAAGACGCGCGATAAAAAGGTGCGCGCGAAGGAGAAGTCCGGAGCCGAGCAAGCGAGCGCAGCTCGACTCGCAAAGCAAGCCGAGATCAAGCAGTCCGCCGCGAAGAAGTCTGGGGTGGAGAAAAAGCAGGGCCTCAACACGATCCCAGCTCAGATCGCGCACTGCATGATGGCGCTGCACGTGAAGCGCAAGAAGTCGAAGGAGGCCGCGTGGAACATCTGCCGATGGGCCATGACCAAGTACGGCTATCTCAGCGGCCCATACAGGGTCAACACCAAGATGCCAAAGGCCGTGAAGCAGACCGGCAAAGGCAGCAGGCGATCGTTCCAGCACGGCATGGAAAAGAAGCCACTGAATGGCGGCGTCCCTGGGAATGGCGGGACCAAGTTCGCGAGGTTTGTTACGATGTTCAAGACCCTCGAACCCAAGATTCTTCTGAAGAAGTAGATGCCCAAGACATACCACTCCACGAACGGCCGATTCTGTCCGCCGGATTCCGCGAAGACGGTCATCAAGGATGGCGAGCGCTTCAAGGTCGTGCGTCAGCACCGGCGAATGAAGCCGAAGAAGGAGGCGCTGGAGCGACCATCCGGGTCTGACCGGTGGATTCCGCTGCCGGAAGTGATCGCGGCCTTTGGCGTGGTGGAGCGCAGCGATCGGCCGATGATCTCTCGCCCCCAGAAGTGTAAATACTGCGATTCGCCAGCAAACAAGGCGATGATCTGGGCCGATGGCAGGGCGTACGTTCCAGTCTGTGGCGATGAACATCTTGCCAAGGCTCGCAAGCAAGTCGGCGATCACGGTGTCACCACTCGGCCGATCCCGGTGGACCAATGAGCTGCAAGGACACATCGCTCCAGATCGCGTGCCAGGACACGACCCTCGGCGGGACCGGTGCAGGCGGCGCCGCCAACGTGCCAAACATCTTTCCCGGCGGCGGGGGCGGCGTTCCAGCCGAGCTGCCGCTGTGGGACTCGGTTGCCACGGAGCCCGCGAAGCTATCCGGCGCATCGTTCCGAATTTACTCGGTGCGCAGGGCCAAGAACCGACACCCGCTGTACGCAGAATCGTCGGCCAACGGGAACTGGGAGTACCACGGCCCATGGGAGATGATGGGCGCGTTCATGTTCGATCAGACCGGCGACACGCAGGCCGCCGCCGAGGACTCTGGTCTTCAGCGTAGCGCAACCGCGACGCTCTCTGTGTCGCGCAAAGAGTTCGAGCTGGCCGATGCTCCGGAGCCGAAGATTGGCGACGTCATTCACCTTTGGAACAACAGGCCGTTCAGTTCCGATTATCAGTTCTGGGACGTAGTGAAATCGGATCGCGACGGCGGCATTTTCACGAGCGAAGCGTTCGTGCAGTGGACGCTTGCGCTTGCGCGCAGGACGACGTTCGATCCTGGTCGCAAGATTCTTGGCCTGGACGTCGTTACGCCGACACACGAGGACCGATGAGCTGGGCGTGTCAGCTCGACGCTGCGATGGCAGAAGGCTTTCATCTGCCGTACGCGGCTGGTCAAGAAGTCGAGATCCGCACGCGCGCAGGCGCGTTGGTAGCTCGGGGCGTTGTGCTCGGCGTCTCGGATGAGACCAGGTCGGTGATGATCATGGACAGGGCGTCTGGCACCGATCTCCAGATCGAGCTGGATCCGAAAATGTACGACATCCGCAAGATGACACGGGGAGGCTCGGCGGACGTTCCGTCGCTGGGAATTCAGCCGAGCCTATCGTCCGCCCCGAGTCGGCCCGGCCGAGACGCTTGAGGCGGCACCGGAATGAGCTGAGCAAAGGATGAGCGACAACGCGAAGAAATTCATGGCGCAGGGGTACGCCTTCCCATGCGCGTGCTGCGCGAAGCTCTGGCGGGCCATGGCGCGCGGCATGGAAACGTGCGAGGCCGTCTTCGGCAACCAGGACTGCGGCGGCCCAGTCTCCGGGATGTCCTATCCGCTGTATGAAGGCCCGCTTAGCGAGTCAGCGTTGGCAACCTATTGCTGCTTCTGCGGAGAGCGTGCGGCCGAGGCCGTGACGTCGGTCTGCCAGCCGACGCGGTTCGTTGGCATTTGTTCGCGCCATGCCCCGACCATCGATCGGTTGGTGGTGGCGACCGAGCTGTCGCGCAGAAGGGTGTCCAATGGCTAAGCCAGCGCTCCAGTTCACGGTGAAGCCAAATAACCGGAACCGACAGATCCGGGTGATGGTTGGCGAGCTGGACGAGAGGATCGCGGCGATCATCGAGTGGTTGCCGTTCTTGGTCGCCGAGCAGGCACTTGCCGACGTCGTGAGCAGAGCGCC